AATAACAAACAATGCCAGAAAGATTCTGGTGGTGGGAACTCAGGGACTCGAACCCCGCGCTGGCATAGTTTATAAGACTATCGCTCTAACCAACTGAGCTAAGTTCCCAAATTTTGGGGCTTATCGCCCCGTGTTCATCCGGTCATAGCGCACATCGCTCATGCCAGTTGCTTCAACCGCGCTTCGTAACGCCAGAGCAAGACTCTCGATAAACGAAAGTTTTCTCATTCTACTGATTCCTCCTTCCACTCTATACTGTTACATGCCACTTAGGAGTGCTTAGAATGAAATTTGTCGAATTTCACAACAAAAGAAGTTCTGCGAAGAATATATCATTGGTAATGAAATTGTACGCAATCATCATGGAAAAGCTGATACATAAAGGAGATACCTAAGTGACATGTAACAGTACAGAAATATTAAATTTTGATGTTTATATTATAACATAAAATCGTCATTTTGTCAACAGATTAATGACAGATTTTACAAAAATTTAACAAAATAATTGCCGACTTCATGCCCGATTTGACATAACTTATGCGAGAGGGTAACGCATAAGAATCCTTAGTCGGCGGATTTTTGGGACAAAGAAAAGAGAAAGAAAGGGGTTTACCTCTTTACAGAGGTTGATGCTGATGGTTGGATTTGAACCAACGGCCTGTCGTTTAATCGCTCGACTGCTCTACCAGACTGAGCTACATCAACACACAAAGTTATACTACACGCCATCAGGGGAAAAGCTACGGCTCCTTTGCGCTCCCAATATTGCGCCCCACCCAAACCCTCGTATAACCTGTCAGAGGTTTTAATAATAATAGGCTAGACCTCTGAAACTAGAGCCATTTTAAGATTGGCCAAATCTACCGCAAGCAAATGGCGGTTGGTTGCGGTGTCGAGACTCGAACTCGAAAGGCATGGGGTATGAACCCAGCCGTTTCCCTTACTTTCACACCGCGTCGTTTTCATTGTCTATATTATATCATATTATCAACAGTCTGTCAAATAGAATACAAACTCATTCCCGGAACTTGTAGAGATAAACAACCCATTCCCCTTGTATTTCATTCTAAACGGGCAAAACTGTTTTTCTCCAATATAGATATCACAAATATCTTGATTCATTTTTTGATTGTAAAAGCATTCTCCACCAATAAGGTGTATATCACAATATGCTTTTGGGAATAAACGGTATACATCTTTATAGCTGTATACTTGTTCTACATTGAATTTTTCATCTAACTTACTCATTCTTTGAACCCCTTTGTTAAACTCTTGACTAGCCGCCTTGTTTAAAAGCAAATTGAAATAATTTCAGCCAATTTGTTTATCCTAACATACTTCGCAAATTCCACTTGCGTGTTCATCGCTAATATATTATTCAAAACCAGAAATTCTTCTAAGAAATGTAATTCCAATACATTATAAAAAACTGGCGAAATGTCTGGTGGTTGTATTGAAGTATGAGATAACACGATGATGAATAATCGAAGTCGTGATGTAACGATGCTCGAAACTTTTGCTTGCCTAGAAGTGTTAGTAAAGTCAATACAAAACTATCATCACAATTTGATTATCAGTCAAACTTTTAATAAGATTTTCGCTCAAAGAGCAAAATTTTTACGCAGCCTCATAGTTCATCTGCGTCTGAACCGGTTTACTCATATCCCAATTTGCTTTTAAACAGGGCGGTTAGCCCTGTGGCGGGAGTTACTTCTCAGCGCCCATAACGGTTGAAAAGTAAGTCTCTACCGCATCAGAAAGAGAACCATCAAAGTCGAAAATCGACTCATAGGTTACATCCGTTGTTACCATCGCCTTGTCCACATAATTGGATGTGGAATTTGCTTCCGTAATAAGGGTACGCTGAACTTTGCGGAAGTAGTTGCGGTCAAAGTCGATGGTTTTTACACATTCTATGGGATAACGATAGGACGTTTGTTTACCGTCATTGTCCATTTTATAGCCAATCCCCTCTGCTTTTGTAGCAGAGGATTTGATTGAGGCGATGTTGGCCACATGCTCAGAAAGAGAACGTTTGACGTTTGCCATATTAATGGCGTTGTCCAAATCGAACGGGATAGTGCGTTTAGCATCTCGAATTGCGTCAGAAAGGCGGCATTTTTCATCCACGAGCTGAAGCGCGAATCCAAGAAGCTCAGACGCCGAAACTGCAGAGCCATCAGCTTTGAGCAAACGATAGCTCTCTTTGACGCACAGGACTTCGGTTTCTTCGTCCTCTGCTTCTGAATATGCCTTGGATTTCAGATGTTTCTCTTTGGTTTTCACAAAGAGGTCGGTCATAGCCATACGACGCTCAACGTCTGTAAGCCACTTGGTAAGTACGTTCTGTGCGTGAAATGCTTCTTTCAGTACCATAATTATTGCTCTCCTTTAACGAATTTGTAAAATTTTCATAATGGTGTCGGTGCCGGGACTCGAACCCAGTCAACTCGCGTTAATAGTGAGTGCGCTTCCTATGCGCTACACCAACACAATGGGGCGAGTATTCCCACCCCAAAGATAAGGGGAAAATTAAGAGGAAAAATTATGCCCAACTGGTGACCCCTGCGGGATTTGAACCCAGCGATTCCGGCTTGAAAGGCCGACGTCTTGAACCAACTTGACCAAGGGGCCATGCCAAGCCAGCGTTTATTAGACGCTGGCAAAAGGCATCCATGTAGCCAGCGCAGAGCGACTGCGCCGTTTGTGTTCAAACGCCCTGTGAAAACGTGGGGAACTTCACCACCAAACTTCCGGGCTACAAGTTTCTTTCTACATTTGTGCCGGGTCGGAAACAAACAACCAAGCCTCTTGTGAGTTTTCCAGTCTCACTCAACCCACCACTACTGCTCAGTTGGAAAACACCGAACAGCCGACCCACTTGCGTGAATGGTAAGGGTTTTACACAGTGCACTTTGTGTAATGGGTAAATGGTGATTGCTGGTGGCATACGAGCCACCGCCTCCCGCCTGAGAAGCGGGCGACTTTCCCTTGTCCAAGCAACCATAAATGGTGACCTCTGGTGGTATGCGAACCACCGCTTTCTATCGGAGAGATAGACGACTTTCCCTTGTCCAAGAGGCCATATTGGTGACAGGTATGTGATTCGGACACATGTTTCCGCCTTGAGAGGGCGGCGACCTAGACCGCTAGTCGAACCTGCCATACAAAACTCCATAGAATCCACCGCGTTCACGATGCTATTGTTCGCCCATACGCTACGCTCAACCATGTATAGTGGAGTTGCCGCCAGTCCTATGGAGTTTGAAACACAGAAACAAGTTGGCATAAAAGGTGAGAAATTTATTTTTTGATTTGCTTTCCTGTTCCAGTGTTATTATTATAACATACTGAACCAAACGCTGTCAAATAAAAACGATGTTTTATTTGCTGTCCCTCTTTGTTTATCCCACTAATTAGAGTTGATTACTTGAAAGCTACTGTAATGATTTGACCTTATTTAGTAAAGAAGGCTGGGGCTTTACGGCACTCATGCGTAAACGCCAATGACTTCTACTTCTTCATCCATGTTTCCACCAATCGAATACATCTTTTCGATTTTGCGTGGAGTGGTGGGCCATGAATATAGAATACACAAGTCTCCGTTTGACTGTCTAGAGAATCCACGAATGATAATACGAACAAAATTGCCCTTTTCACCGAACTCTACCTTCGCTACCGAATACGGCAAAACCTCTCGATATGGGACAACTTTTGATTTTTCAAACTCCCTTACTTCTTTTCTTCCCATCTTTAGAACTCCCCTTTTTCCTGAATACACTGTATTCGGGTTTTATATTTACCCATGCTGTAATGACATAAATACATGGATATCTATATCTTGGATGATTAAACCCTATAACAACGATTAGGTTTTTAGTATCACCATAAGGAACTCTAAGAACCGCCTTATCTATTCTCCCCTGTCTTACTTCGACACGAACTATTTCGCCGCAAAGCAACAGTTCTTTGTCGATGTCAGTCAAATTATATCTGCGTTTAAAACAATTCTTGTGTTCCAAATAGTTTTCTACTATTTTTTCAGAACAGTGTCTAGAATGAAATATTTGACGATTCTTTTCGCCAATCATTTCCATAGTTTTATCACAAATAAAATGCGGGAGATATGTGCCTTGATAAATTCCATCTTGGAACATTTAGTTGTCACTCCCTTATCATGTTTATATTATACCACGATTATGTGATTCTGTCAAGCAGAACCGAGGTTTTAGTAATAGACTTTCCAAAGCTCCTCGATTCTGCTCAACTCTACTGGTGCCATACCCCAACGCTCAACGCATACGCAAACGCTTCTCTTTGTAAGCGTCTTATACATTTCACTACCATGGACGTGTCCATAAGCAAAATAGTATGGTGTAGCGTCGCTCATATAATCGGGCGGTTCATGTCCAAGGATAAGGAATCCATTATACATGATGGGATAACGGTACACTTCGTCGAATCCTTTATCCATCCACCACGAAATAGAGCGTCCTCTGTCATGGTTGCCCATGATAAGGATTTTCTTTCCATGTAATTGACTTACACACTCTTTGGTCATTTCTGCGCCGCCAAAAGAAACATCTCCAAGGCAGAATACCATATCATCATTTGAAACAACCTTGTTCCAGTTTTTGATGATACCAGCGTTCATATCTTCGATATTCCTAAACGGACGCTTCTCATATTCGATGATGTTTTTGTGCCCAAAGTGTAAATCAGACGTCAAAAATACTCTCATTTTGTTCTCCTTTCTATACAAATATGATTCTTCCATTGCTATCTATTCGCACGTTTAAAGTGGTGCCAGTTGTGGTTATTGTATCAACATGGTTCAGTATTCCTGTGCTACGCAAAGAAGAAATAAATGTTAGATATGGACTAGACGATAGTCCTCCTGTTATGACTGATGTATCAACAGTAAAAGGAGACGTGTCCCCAAGTCCCGAAAAAACACCTTTCACTTTGCCATCTTTAGGCGGGCGCTTACGAGCCTTATAAAACTCGAAAAACCAATCATCAGTCACAACAATTATTTTGTCTCCATAGCCTCTTGTTTCAGCGCCGTCCATATCAATCCATCTACCAATTTTAGGTACGAATAGTTCGTCCCCATCAATAAATGTAGTCGTATGAACATCAATATTATATAAGACACATTCGTCAGAACTAATTGGAAACGCATCGAACTTGTGCGTTTCTCTAAATGTTATATCGTCTAACAGCAATTTAAACTCGTCATAAGACATATTTCTCACCACAACTTTGAACTTCGATGTATAACGCTCCCGTTCAAAGGATTTTTAAGCTCAGGCACTCCCATTTTGATTTCAATAGTATCTCTGTCAACGTCGTTTGGAATAAGAATATGTTGAGCATCGTCGTGTACATGGCCATATCCGGACTCTTTCGGCGTATAGTGCCAAGAATTGTTTTGATAGTAAGTGCTTGAATATCTGTCGATTTTGGTATACTCAACATCAGTACCACCTATAATTTCCTTTGCTACGGCATCGACAGCATCATAATATGAGCTATCGGGACTACCCTGTCCTCTAAAGCCCATAATGCTCTTACTGGCTTCGTCGAAACAAACAGCGCTACGACACTGTTTGCTGTTCCATTGAAATTGAAAATTACCGCCCCTAACCTTAAGCGTATAATCATGTTTTTTGTCGTTATGTTTAAACGCAATCGCTGTAAAGGCATCTTGCATTATAGAAAATGCGCAGTTTGAAAAACTACCTTTCCCAATATCAAAACATGACACCCATTTGTGTTTTGTGATTGACATTGTAAAATAGTCCATTGGGTCAATGGAAATTTCAATAACAGCATCAATTTTGGTATTCTGCATGATTTTAGACAAAGCGATATCAAACATATCGTCATTCAAGAGCTGTGAAAAGAACTTCGACACTTTCATTCCAGTTCGACATATATCGCAATACTTAGAGTAAAGGCTGGGAACTCTATGAATCTTGTTATCAAGAATTTCCCTAGTCGAAAACTGTCTTACATGAAAACCATATACTGGAAACTCACTAACGAAATCATCAATCAAAGTTTCCATTTCACGTTCTGTTTTGTTGACTTGGAATGTTTTCTTAACTGACAGATTACGACCCATTAATAGATAAAGCCATTTCTTGTTGATTGCCCAATTCGTCAACATCTTTTTTACATAGTCCATTGGGATTTCCTCTGGTGAAGCATTCTCCCATGTACCATGAGCAATCATTTTTCTTGCCATGTCAAAATCAACTTTTGACAGCATTTCTTCAATAATTGCTTTGTCAAAATCTCTAGCGCCATTAATAACAATGGCGTCCTCTACACGTTCACACAGCTCTTTTTTATTGGGCTTCAGCATTGCCGCCGAAAAACAAAACCCGTCTTTTTGGAAAAGACGAATTGAGATAAATTCGTTTGTCTTTACGATTCTATCTTTTACTTCTGGTGTTACACGAAATTTGTGTCCACAATATATGCGCATGTGTGTGGTAAAACCACCGGGCACTCCCTCTAAACTGCCGAACTCTTTTGTAAGTTCATCCATACTTTTTACAGTCAAAACCATGCCACTACGCAATGCGCCGGGCAACTGCCATTTATACAATATCATCAATCCTGCCTTTCTCTTAGTATACTTATATTATATCACACTTAGGATTGTTTTGTCAAATGTGACATAATACAATATTCTTCATAGTTTATCTTTGTGCGCTCTTTGCCTTTGAGATAGAAATAAAGAACATTGTCTTTTTCGATATATCCTCTATTGGCAATAGCATCGCACTTCTGCCAGTCTTTAGAGGCGTTGAATGCTTCAACGAACTTCTCTCTTGAACCCAAAGAATATTTATCCTTTGTCAAAATAACCATCCTCCATAAGCGCGTCTACTATGCTCGAAATGGCTGATTCTTTTGTATCGTCTTTTTCGTCGTAACAGTCGATTGGCCATACAGCATATCCGTCGTCATTATAAAAATATTCGAGCGGATTATCTTGTTCCATATAGATTGCAAATTGTTCATCTCCAAAATACAATCTATTAAGTACAAGACAAAGTTCATTTGCCCAATCTTCATTAGGCATAATAAACTCAATTTGAACCATCCCGTCATATACTTGGCCTACGCCATACTTAGTAGTCATAGTGCCCTCTCAGACAAAAGTCTTTTACTTTACCGTTGTTAAATCGGATATAATCACCATATGGCGTGATTTCTTCATCGTCAACGATAATATATCCACCATCAAACAGGCAATATAAATCTCCGTCATGCATGTGGCTCCAATCGACAAAATCTCCTAGGTTCTTAATCCATGAACCAAAGTGCGGCTTCATGTTAAAGTCTACAAGGCCAATTCCATCAGTATTGCCAGAGCCTACGATGTCTTGGTCAGCAAACCGCGCAATTTCAACGGTTTTAGACATCATAATACTGCCAGCACTTTCACCGATAAGAATACCACCATTAGACGCAAATTTATTCAATATACTAAGCATACCATGTGTGCGCAACAGCCACTGAAAAAGGAATGTGTTGCCACCACCAAGGATGATAACATCGTTGTTCATCAGTGAATCGACTTTTGTTTCATCCCATAAATAGCCAACGTCGAACATAGATATGTTGTCGTGATTGAATCCCATTTTCACAAGAGCGCGATATTCTCCTGTGGATGTGACACCATAAAAATTTGTAAATGATGGGATTACACAAATTTTAGGGTCACAATTTTTCGACTTTTCCATGATGAAATCATGTACCTTTTTATCCCCAAAGAAACTGCTAAACAGTATGAGGTTCATAAGAACGCCCCCTTTTTGTTATTATCAAAAATTGAAGCTGGGGCGGAATCTCCGCCCCAGCTTGTGATTCAGTTATAGCCTTGATTAGCTATAACGTGCGATTTCTGCGCGTGCCGCCGCCAGAGCTTTTTCAGCTTCTGCGGCCTTTGCCTTTGCGGCAGTCAGACGCGGGTCCTCTGCCGTCCAAACCGTAGAAAGACACTCGGTGAAGCAACGTCCCGTCATGTACTTGAGAGCTTCGGACAGGCGGTTACGGGTGGGAACAGCCTCAAACTCCTCAACCTTTACAACGTCACGGCTACCCTTGGTGCCGCCGCACACGGCAATCTTGTCCGTACCAACTTCGATGCCGTTGGACTTGCCGTTCATAAGATTGATAACGTCGTGATGGCCGTTATCGTCTGCCACGACAACATACTTGTCGCCGTTCTTGACGGTCAGAATCATAGCCACCTTGAGGTCGTTGTTCGTCTTAATCGTCTTTGCCATAAATGTTTGTCTCCTTGTTTAATAAAATTTATGTGAATATAACGGACACTAATTTGTGTTTCCCCATCCACTACATATATTATACCATAATGTCGGGAAACTTGTCAAGTGAACCACCACGAATCTAAAGACTTCGTGGATTCCTACTTCATCGACTCTGCTTATTTCTAAGTCTTACTTAATCTCCATAGGCGTTAATTCCCGTAGTTCCTACGGTATTTAAATAAAAACGATGTTATTTTTTATCTCCAAACATGGCAATCAGCAGAGCATCATCCGTATTAGGAGTATCAGGAAACGTACCATCAGGAAACGAATCCGAATCTTCATCGTCTGTAAGGAGCTTCGACACGTTACCTTTTGCGCCGCCGCCCTTTTCTTCTTTTGTTTTTGTGGTAGATTTTACCACGAAAGGGAAATGCTTTTTATTTCCATCGTCGTCCAGAATTTTCTCAATCATGTTGATTGTCTGGAACATATCTTTGACGTTTACAATCTCTTTATCAGTATGATTGTGGATGTATCCACAAGAGAAATTCACGCCAGCAATGTCCCATTCTGGACAGATTTCACATATATCTGTTCGAGAACCCGGAGTTTCTTTATATCCAAAGGAACAGATATAGTCGATGAACTCACGGTTCTTACACTGATAGAAAACCGCATCAGTAGAACCTTGTCTGTCAATTTGGATTGCGAAATTGATTTCTCCAACTTTTGCTTTTAAAGGTTTCGCCGCTTTTCTTGCGCCAATACAACCTTTTTCTTCCTGTGTCGTAAACAGCACAGACGGGAGTTTATCTTTTTCTCGCCCAGAAATGATTTTCAGAATAGTATAAATACCATTCCTATCATCTCCGCCGATACCCTCTGGCGACCAAATAAGCTCCTGCTTTGGGTCATACAGAACAGTTTCGGGCGGTTTGCTGAATACTGTGTCCATGTGAGCACACAGAATAACGGGAACTGTGCCTTTTGCGAAAATATAGTCCCGTGTTACAATACAGTTATCTTCGCCATAAATCTTTGGAATCTGACGTCCAAGATATTCAACGAGGTCGTTTTCACGACATTCTACAATGAGCCTATACCCATCGAAGTTAAAACCTTTCATTTTTGCTCTCCTTTATCTCCTGCGGCCATTTCTTCTACGCCAAAGTCAACGCCACGAATATACTTCTCGAAAGTATCGTTCTTGATTTCACCGAGTGCGTCTCGATATTCGGTGTATTTGCTCATAAGCATATCAAGTTGTGGAGTTTTGGCGAAGAAGTAAATGAAACGATGTGGCTTTACGAGGTCTTTCCGAGTATGGTTCAGCTTACACCCGTTCAAGAGTAAAAAAGCCGCCATTTTCATACTCAAAATTTCCTTTTCGGGGCCATAATATGCTTCAAAATTCTTCTTACCCATATCATTTCCCTCTCTTAAACGATTTTGGAAATGTCGGGGTCGTCTTTGTTGAGCTTGCTTTTGGCCGGAGGAGTCGCCGGAGTTGAATAATTATGCGACGAATAACCACTTGTACCATAGTACGTTGTGCCGCCGTATGTCGATGTTTTGGTTTTACAAAATCGTTTAACCTCAGACTCAATTTCTTTCTGGTCGTAATAACCATAAGAACTACGTTTCCATTGCCCGTCAAATCCGTCTACGGTTTTTATGCCGGGGTCAGAATATCCATATGCGATTCTGTTTTCCAAATCCATGTACCAAAGATGCAACGACGCTTCGCTTCCGTCAGACGGTTTTGTGATTTCTCCAACCAATAACCAGTCTGTAACCTCACACAACTTTTCAAAGTATGTAAAGTCCTTTTCTTCAAAAGCATCGTGTGTCGCGCCCAATGTATTGCGAATCATACACTGAGCAAATATCGTACCGTAGTTTTTATCCTCACGGTATCCGATATACTGGTTGATTTCCTCATACTTCGAGGAGTTTTTGAGGTAATCCACTGTCTGTTCGACAATATTTGCCTCGATAACTTGAACTGTACCCGCAACATCATCCACGATACAATCGCAAACGATAGTTGCTCTCTGTGTAAGTGCCAAAGCATATTTCGACAACTTATCGAAAACGGTATCGTCTACATAAACTGCTGGGTGGCTTGCGCCAGATAAAATTTTCATATTGAACTCCTATCTAAGTCTTACAAAACCGAAGAATCGAAAACGACTCTATTGGAATTTGTAAGGAGCTTTCCAGAAATCGGACATGCTGGGCAGGAGCCAATTACGATAGGCCCAGAAATGTCCATATTCATCTTGTGACGAATCAGAACCGTCTGATTTCTCGGGATATCATCGTAATGCTTCGCATTCTTAGCATTCGTATAGATAGTCCCCATGCTGTTCTTTGCGCCGTTGTTCTTCTTCACCCAAACGCTCGGAATATCACAGAACTCAGCAATAGTATGCTCAAGCATCGTGCGAACCTCAGTTGTAATTGCGTCGTTCTGATAATGCTGAGGATATTCTCGGCTAAAGATGAACATGTTATCCTTGATAGAACCATACACCATCTGACGCCAAGATTTACTATTCCAAGCGAACGGTTTACCCTTACCATCGAGGTCGTATGTGTATTCACGGTCAGACGCCATGAACGCAATCAAACTTCCCTCGTCGAACATATAACTCAGACTTCCAAGAGCGTATTCTCCATCATGCAGAGCATGACAAGAGTGCCAATCGTGTTTTGTTACACTGGCAGTCATAAAGTCCATGGGGTTGATGCTGATATGAGCGACAGAATGAACTTCTTTATTCTGGATGAACTTTGAAAGTTCAACATCAAACTCTTTATCATCGAAGAAACTGGAAAGATACCTAGATAGTTTCTCTCCGCTCTTTACCGGCCTATACTTTGTAAGCTGGTCGTGCGAACGGACAGTGTTACTCAAAAACTCTTGCGTGCTGAACATGTCGAGAATCGGAGCATACTTGATGAACTTGCGCTTGAAGTCATCAAGCATAGATTTGATAAGAACTTCATCCTTATCGGGACGCAGAGCGATGTGTATATCGTGAGAAATTGAGAACTGATGGCCGAACATAACATAATACGGCCACTTCTTTTCTGCCCAAGGCAGAAGCCACTTTCTTACCTGCTCTTTTGTCACAAAGATTACCTTACTGCTACGCCGTGCGTTTTGAGTGTTCTTACAGTTGGCAACCTGATTCAAGAACAACGTAATTTCTTTTACAGGAGCTTTGTCAATCATTTCCTCAATGACTGCTTTTTCTCCATCTTTTCCAACAACCTGTCGCGCCTTGTCAGAAATTGAAGTAAACGTTCTGCCAACAAGACGTTTATCCTGTTTGCCCTCTAACACCATTTCACCATACTTTTCGAGGAAAACTCCTGCCGCGAACTGGTTGATGGCGAACGGAAGAATTTCCTTTTTCCATTCAGAAACAGCTGAATCTGAAGTTACATGGAAAGCATCCCACAGAAAATACAGAACTGAATAACCCTTGTCTGTGATTCTCCATGTTGCCAACGTAACACCGTTCTTATTCTTGAACGCATACTCGTTGGGTTTCAAATCCTTTCCAGAGAATGAAACAGCATCACTGTTACACAGACGCAACGAGTCCATGTAAGGACGGATGTTAGCACCACCATCGTTCCTATGATGCCAACCCCAGTTGACGATAAACACCTTGTTTCTGTTTTCATCCACATTGGCCGAAATAAAATCCCTGAAACACACTTCGAGCGTTTCGTCCGTGACTTCCATCTCAGGAAGATGATGGTTGTAAAGCACAACCAACGTATCGTCCTTGAAGAACTCACGACACACTGGCTCTAAGAGTTTTTCAGAGAATCGGTCATATTTTTCCGGTGTACCGTCCCATTCTCCTACGAGTCTTAAATCCATTTTTTGACCTCCAATAAGTTTCTCACCACATATATTATAACACAATCTACTCTACCGTGTCAAACAATTTCGCATGTTCAGCTACACGATTATCAGCGATAGAATAAATAGTATTATCCATCTCAATGCCAATAAAATGCCTATTAGTATTTAGACAAGCTACTGGTGTTGTACCACTCCCCATAAATGTATCTAATACAACCATTTCTGGATTTGTGTACAACTTAATTATATACTCAAATAATGCCACTGGTTTCTGTGTTGGATGAAGTCCTCTCTCTTGTTTAAACTCAAACACATTTGTGGGATAGCGTTGCCCTGTGTTTATGATTTCTTTGTCCTGTTTATAAGCTATTTGTGTAGCTTCTCCGCCACTACGCTTGCTTTTCCAAACGTATGGTTTACCCTCAGACATTACAGGATTGTAGATGTTCTTCTTCTTATAAAAGACCATGATGTCCTCATACCTACGCATAGGTTGAGTTTTAGCTAGGTTAGGCGATGTTGCGTTCGGTTTTACCCAAACGCAACTATACCTATAAATATCTTGGTTCCTCACAATTACATTTGCGGAGAAAGGATTGTTTCCAAACATGACTATTGTGCCATTATCTTTTATAATCCTTTTGTAATGTGTGAATAAACCGTCAATATCAATTTCGCACTCCCACTCACAATTTGTTGTATTGTAAGGCGGGTCAGTAAGAATCAAATCAATGCTACAATCCTCAATGTCTGGCAAAACTTTGAAACAATCTCCATTTACCAGACAATCGAGGAATCGTTCATTCATACATGTTTACCGTCCTTGACTTGATGAATCTATTATATCACAAAACCAAGAACTTGTCAAACATTTTTGACTGTCTCAACACACTTCAATTTATACACACTATTCAGTGTTGTAACAATGATATACCATCCATCAGCCGTTGAAACAATTTCAGTAACAGTAGACGTATGTAAAAACCTAGTATATTCTGGCACATATGGCAAAACAGCTCGTTTTCCAACTTCTAGCTCACCGATAATTACTTTACGTCCAATTCTTGCCAATGCTCTTTCATCTGTTTTTGCTGTACCGTCTACATTTGTGATTTCTACAATCTCATAGATGTCGTCTACAACAGGGAAGGTGTTGCCACAGTTTTCGCAGTATGCTTTATACTCTGGGCCATCAACAACTGCTCCAATAAGATTCATAACATTTAAAACTTCTTCATTTCTTTCGGTTCCTTGGGTATGATACCCACATACAGGGCAAATAAATTCTTTCATCGCATTACCGTCCTATTTCTTTTGTTATATTTGCCCTCCTCGTTTTTATACAACGAAACAGAAATAGGCTTAGAATAAGACTAAGCCTAATATTTGAACATTCTTTTCGTCTTTACTCAACAACCACACAACCCCACGAGGACTCGAACCTCGTTCGACGATGGCATCTACCCCAAATGCTTTACGGCTGTGCTACGTTGAGTGTGGAGCATCAGACGGGACTTGAACCCGCAATATCCTGCTTGGAGGGCAGGTGCCCTACCAATTGAGCTACTGATGCATACCTATATTATACCACAATGTATCAGTTTTGTCAAATTCCCTTTGATTTTGACGGAGCAGTATACATCACAAAAGCACGTCCGTCACATGAAATCGTTAGAGGTTCTTTATTCTTTATATGAACAGTATGGAGATACCATATAGGCATACTTCTCTCTTTATCTATGGGCTTTGTAACTACAAATCTGCTTCCATCTTTGTCCAAATGACAATTATACTCTCCATAATTCTTCTTGTCAACATCATCCAAAAGGATTTTGTTTAAATCATTATACTTCTCTATTAAAACAGCAAATTCTGAACCATAATATTTGTCTTTTTTACCACGAAATAATACCGACATATGAATCACTCCCTAAAATGGTAGCGGGCACGGGAATCGAACCCGTATGGTATTTCTACCAAGGGATTTTAAGTCCCTTGCGTCTGCCAATTTCGCCAGCCCGCCATAAATGGTGTGCCAAGAGGGACTCGAACCCCCACTCTACTGCTTAGAAGGCAGTTGCATCATCCGATTATGCTATTGGCACAAGTTTGCGCCATTATTTTGGCGCATTTTTAATTCTGCTATGACGTTTTACAAAGTAACCAGCAAAGGTTATACCATCTTGTCCGATGGTAAGAGGTTCTAAACTTATAAGACTTGGATGGCCGATGGCCCAAAAGCCTCTACGGTCGTATCTAGAAGTTATTTTTGAAAAGCATTGTTTGCCGTTTATTATTGAACCGTATGGTTTCGCGTCAAATTCTGGGTAACATGTATCTTTATAGAAAAACTCAAAACGCAAATCAGACATTGCCATCTTATTTGCTCTACAATATTCTCTTACAATGTAATCAAATGTATATCTGCGCCCTACTACTAGATTCATTTTACCCTCTCCAAATATGGTATAAACTTCATCCTATCGGCTATGAAAATGAATGGTTTTGTGCTAATAATTTGAAAATCATATAAACACCATTCAAATCCATCTTCGCCATCTTCGTCGTTGGCAAAAGCTGATTCAAAATTATTCCCGAAATGTCCATGATATTGATGTATATCTACTGTATCACTATCCATATCAACGCAGATTTTGTATCCATCTGCGATATATGTATCAAAAATTTCTTCCAATAAACAGCCTGTCTGCTCACTATACTCACGCGATAACCCGTTGTATTTTTCATCAATATCTAACATTCCATATTTTCTACCCATTGTTCACACCCTCAGCTTACGAATATTTACAAGATGGTGTTCCCGGTGGGATTTGAACCCACAAAACTACGGTTCTTAGCCGCATATGTCTGCCAATTCCATCACGGGAACAAAATGTGGGCAGAGTTACCGCCCACGATTTATGCTTATGTTTTACAATAAAATGCGGATTTTATCAAGTGATAAAAACATCACTTTTACCATATTCTGGTATTCCTACCAACTCAGTAGGAAATAGATACACCAAACAAGAAAATTTAGTAATCACACCCCAAAAATATTGTAACCAAATTGTAATAATTGTGTCCAAAATCACACACTTGTTTTCGTGCTATTTTTGTGTAAAAAACGATGTTTTCGAGCCGTTTTTGTGTAAATATTGCCTGTTTAGAACCATTTTTACGTCAAATTTTGCCACTTATTTTTGATGATGAAATTCATAGTAAAAACAAGAAATTTTGTGTAACACAATCCAACAGGCGTGTGATTTTTGTTAGACACTTTCGTTTTCCACTGTATATATTATAACACAACAAACAGTGAATTGTCAAATAAAACCGTTATTTTATGTAGTGATAAAAATAGGATTTATTACTCAAAATCCTTTACTTTTACTTTCACAATCAACCGTTTTCCCATTCTATCTTTCAGCTCAACCGTCGGACGTCCAACTATGCCCTCCATATCGGCTGTTCACATGGTAGATTTTGGATGTGTTTTTACAAAAGCAACTGCGTCTGAAAGTGTGCCGGTAAGAACAATTGGAACAACATCAATCCCAAACGCACGAGCAATATCCTCTACGGACTCTCTTTTTAGCCATACATTACCAACCAACACGTCAAACAAGATGAAAGAGACATCTTCCCTGTATGCATCGCCATTTTGAATCTTAGGCCCATAGCCCTCTCCGTAAAGAACAACTTCGGTTTCGCCGAATTTTTGCTCAAACAACTGCTCTGCTTCGGCGGTTCCGAACAGCTCAACCAACTTATTCATAAGATGCGCGGGGATTGACGCACGTTCTGTTCTTCCTCCGTATGATACTCTGTGGCCGTCCCATGCCACCTGTATGTTAGTTCCGTCAACCTTCTCCGTAAATTGCCACGGCAAGTCCTGAAGAAACTTAACGGTTTCGTTTCTGAAATCTCCCTCAATCAGTTTTTTGCTTCCATCTTCACTGCGATTAAACAGCGTTTCAATTTTTACATACTCTCTCATATGGCACTCCTTTCGACATATTATGCGTACTCCAAGAATATCAAATCATCTGCGTATGGCAAAGTCCTCGCCCATTCAATAAGTTTTGCCCATTCCGTCAGTTTATGGCCTTTACGCTGACGAACAATTGAATAAAGATTTTCATAATTCATCGTTACAGTGCGTCTCTGAATCCATGATTCGGGAAGAATGCGAATCAGTTCTTTCCAATATCGCATATCTTTGGTTTTGAGGTATTTGTCCCTTAACTTATTACAGGCCGTCAGAATATCATCCCAAACATCATTTATAGTAAACGACGATTCTCCTCCATGCGCAATATTTGTGGTGCTAAGTTCCAAATAATTGTTAAAATCGTCAAATTCAAAACACGACAAAGTGATTGGTTTTGACATAATACGATGCATAGTGCTGGTGCTATTGGCTGTTGTGCCAATTTTGTAAGTGTCAAATTCCTTCCATATGTACAACGGCGCACTTATATCCACACTCACCATAATTTGACGCATAAATTTTCTATGTTCAGAACCGCCACAAATAAGACGCTTCATCAAGTCTAAGTCATTATCCCCAATAACAACTTTTCCGTCTGTATCAAGCCAGCTATCGCTTTTAACGTGTGATTCAAGAGGATTTCTCATTCCACGAATTGCGTGTTCAAAACCCCAAACATCTGTATTGCTAAAATCCATTACCAAACTACCTCGTCTATATCGTTATCTCGCAAAAACTGATTTGCTAGCCTAAAATGATTACATCCAAAGAATCCATTATATGCTGAAAATGGGCTTGGATGCGCCGCTTCAAGCACCAAATGATGTTCGTTCGTTATAAGGTTGTGTTTGTCTTTTGCGTTTCTTCCCCACAGCATAAACACCTTTGGAGAGTTATCAGCATTTAAAAGTGAAATCACTTCGTTTGTGAATCTTTCCCAACCTCTACCAAAGTGAGAAGCTGGTTTCCCCTGTCTTACCGTTAAAGTAGTATTGAGCAGAAAAACACCTTGTTGCGCCCACGGTGTTAAATCACCGTTCTTTAGACAATGTTCACCATATTCATTATCAATTTCTTGATAAATATTCCGCAAAGATGGCGGTATTACGCAATGCGGTTTCACAGAAAACGCCAAACCCATTGCGGTATTTGGCGTGTGGTAAGGGTCTTGCCCCAAGACAACAACCTTTATTTTCTCAAAAGGTGTTATCTTAAAAGCATTAAATATTTCCTCTGGCGGTGGATATATTGTTTGTGTTTTGTACTCCTGTGACAAAAATCTTCTAAGATTCTGATAATACTCTTTCTCTGTTTCAGAATCAAAAAATCCTTGCCAACTGTTTCCAATATCAACCAACATCTCCACCAGTTACTGTGTACGTCTCTACGCCAGACGCTTCAAGTGCTTCTTCGATGTTGTCCAAAACATCATCCATGTCAATATCTTCTTCAATTTCAACTACAAAACGATACATACACTTCAGTCCCTTTCGCGCCTCATAAGCACTATAAAAATTTCAAAAATAAAAAGTATAATTGTTACTCCCCAAAACGGAAGTGGAGAAAACGCTGGTACAAAGAAAGCATTCCAAGCAAGGCATATAAGCCAAGAGAAAAACGCCGATACTCCAAAATAAAGTGCCAATACGAGTGCTATAATAAATAGCACAGCAAAAAATATTAGTATAGATTCCATTAGCTCACCCTTCTAAATCTTTTGGATTTCTACTTTTGCCCTTATCTTTTACGAGCTTCCCATCTACTATATTATACCGCCAATACCAAGTTGTGTCAAGTATATGGGTAACTATGACATACTGTACTTCCCCACCAATATGGTAGGTTAGTACAGCACGTTCACCACGAGGAAGTTTTACATCTTCAATTTTCATCAATCAATGATAAAATCTTTCAGTGGCTCATACAACGACGGGTCGCACTTAATCCACTTCTCCGGCCACTCGCACAATGCCAGAGTAAAACCAAGCAAACTCTTTGCGTTTACACGAAATTCAGTTCCATCTTCGTTGGCCTGATTCAGCAGAAATACATCTCCGTCAGATTTATCAATGACTCCCATGATTCCTGTGATATCGCTTTTTGTGTCTACACGAACTTTATACTTTGTCATACTATACCTCATTTAATTCAAACATAATGTAAAACGGACACTTGATATATTTCTTTTCAAACTCGTCCATAGAGCGAGTCTCAACCTTGCTCTCTACGTTATGGAAAACAAAATTGAACCCATTGTTTTCAAACATAACATAATGGAATGAATGTCCAGTAAAATAATAAATGATTCCGAACCTTGGAATATTTGCCGAGCGATATCTGCGCATAACTCTCATTTTACAGTCCACATATTTAGAGTTATACTTCTCCTTTAAATGACGCAACATGTCAAAAACAGAAGTACCAAGAATACCTTTAAGGTCAACCGTTTTCTCAAACGAGTTTAAAGTTTCAGATGCTACTTTTACAAAATCTTTGTCATTGAAAATCAGTCGCGTCAAATTGTAAAAAGCAATCCATCCGCATCCATTGTATGAAGATGGAAACTTTCCATACTTCCAATCGCATCTGGACTGATATTCAATGAACCCTGTCGTTTCTATAAAGTTCACGAGCTTACACCCCATCCATCTACTGGCCCGAACGTCAACTGCTCAGAAATCGTCTCAAAGTGCCTTTCGCGCACTCTTTGGCCGCAAAAAGGACAATAAAATTGGACTTTTATGACGTGTTCACAACTAGGACATTTTTGCCATTTTTGGGGCAAAAACGCGCATTTTTTAGGCTTTTCGGGCTGATTTTTCGCAAAAAGTGCCTTTAAATACACCTTAATTTTCACCAGTTCATTTTCGTCCAATTTTTCATCTGAATTTGCGTTCAGTTGTTCAATTTTCTGAAAATAGTCGTCCAACTCAAATTCTGTTACCACTCAACCACTCCTATCTTTTAAAAAGTATAAAACAGAGCCAATGGCATATATTGGCAGTACAACAAGAGAAATTTCTGGATATCTGTCTAGTCCAACAAGGATACAACCAAACATGAGTATCCCAGAAAATGCCATAAGAAACCATTTCATAGATAACACACCAATATATTTCTATCAGTATCCTTGAAGTTCTCCTCAAGAATTATTCTAACTTTATCCCATTCCAATTTGTCTAGCCCGCACCCAATCTTTGGGATTGCCAACGGCAACAAACATTCTGGGTCGAACACGTCTAAATTTTGTTTGAGAAACTCTATTCCACCATTGAGCGTCATATATGTTGGTTTCTCAAAATATCTTTTCTTAGTTACAATGTTGTGAATGATTCTCTTATCTTCTAACACAAGCGACATACAAGCAGGAATTTCTGTTTTAGAACCATCGAGGCGCGACTTGATATGATACCGACGTTCAAACTCTTTTGCTATGCCAGCATCAAGAGTAAAATCAGCACTTACACAGTGAGCAAGCATAAAACGATTAGGTGTATCAAACAAATTCATTTTCTTTTCTACGATTTTCATATCAGACGCGCCCCCTATATAATAATGTATTATATATATATTATAACACAAACCATATAGTGTGTCAACTAGGAACACGAAATTATTTAGCGCTTATAATCCGTTATAATATCGAAAAACTTGAAAGCGACATAGACGAACAACGCAAAACATATACCAAAACAAACTAACAACATAATCTTATCACCTAAATATCAAGAGGCAAGAAGCAATGATATAAAAACTCTATACCTCTATATTCTTCATCAATATGATAATGCCCACAATACCACTTTTTGAATTGAAGCCCATCGTCACATAATGATTCAAACCATATTTCTGTCGATTTATCTACCGTGTTTTGGTCGATTCCGGGAAGAAATGTATATTCTGGTATAGCAAAATATGGGCATGTATGCGTTAAAACAATATCTACTTTATAATCATTGTTTTGTAGATTACGATACGCATTTTTCTTATTGCTATCCGTAGGCTGTTCGTCCTCGAACCATATATAACGATGTCTCAAACGATAGAATTTGTCTACTGAATATGCTCCGCCACAACAAAACATCTTTTTGTCATTGATTGTATATACTTCTCCATCTTTTACAAAGAATATGTTCGGATATTTTTCCTCACAATACATATCTCCGCCCCACATCTTTTTGACGGTATATACGTCCGTGAGATTCTCATGGTTTGCGTCATGGTTTCCACGCAAACAAACAATTTTAGCATTGAGCTTTGAAAGATATTTCTTTTTATCGTCGTCTAATCCATATCTTAGATGCCAGTTCAAACCAACATCACCAAGTATAAATATATAAAGTTCATCATCTGGATTTTGCTGTGAAATGAAAAACTTTATTTTGTCATACTGCCCATGACAGTCGCCAGTAACAAAATACTTTGTCATAACTACCTCATATACTCAGGCGTTCCTGTACTTAAATAGCTTTTCTATCTTTTTGGGACGATTTTGTAAGTTCTTATCTAGAGTTCTAACAACTTCTTTTTGCCATACACACTCAAAATCATCTGGTGCGTGTTCTTCGCTAATAAATACGATGTTATTTTTACTGATTTCTCTCATGTAATCCCAGAAATCATCGTAATCAATCTTGAACTTACTCCCATATGCGGTTGTATTGGCATACGGTGGGTCGGCATATACTACACTCCCGTTTGGGATAATAACATCCTTATAATCCATACTTATAAATGTAGCATTTTGTAAACCAGCCATATTTTTTATAAGTCCACGCTTGCCTGTTGAAGCATAGTTCCTATGCTTCTTATTGTCTCGTGCGTATCCACCAAACCACTTTCCACCGAAAGAGCAAGCAAATCCAACGAAACCAGACAGCGCCTTATCTTCGTCTAAATTGTTTCTAATGTATTCGTATTGTTCTTCTGTAATTTCATCTGGTAATTCATAACCATTTTGTAGCGCTTTAAACATTTCTATAAGATACTCATGTTTGTCATTTAATATCTTTGTATCTGCTTTTATTTTGCTCTCAATTGAACATGCTCCACAAAATAAGCTGACGAATGTTGCCACACCAATTTCACTAATTTCGTGGTTAATTACTTCAGAAATTCGGGAACTTATCAACTGCTTACCGCCCATATAAAGCATTTTTACCTCGTCCTTAAAATCAATCTTTTAAAGTCGTATACCTATTTCTATAACCCATACAGTCTCCGTTACCATTCCCTTTAACATTCCTTTTACAAACCATATACCACATCTTCGGATTTGTGAATTTGTCGTCAAAATGTATACATCTGGTACATAATCCATCAAATTCGTATTCTGGACACTTAGAGATGGAAAAACTTTCAATCCCGTTTGGCAAAACTGTATTTTCAGCTATCCATCCATCGACTGGAATAAGTTGTGAACTCCAAGAGCAGTTTCCACACGCTTTAGCGCAACTGAAACAGAGTTGGTCATTACTATACATATATGTCTCCCGCTCTCACCTTGTTACTATTATACCACAGAACAAAGGATTTGTCAAGTAGGAGACATATTCAACAATTACATGATTATTTGTTCATATTTATTGAGATACCAGCTTTTTCTACCATTATATTCCTTTACAGACAGTGAACGTGGGTTTACTTTTATAACATTATTTTTCACGACACGACAGGATTCGTAAACGTTTGGATAAACAAGAATTTCTGCTTTCCTTCCAGTCCCGATAGATAATGTTTCAAATGAATATGCCCACACTTTACCAGTCTTTTTGCTGTTCAATTGCCTAACATCTAAGAGCAATAGTTTAGTTCTATCGGCTTCTTCATTCGTTCTGAAGTCGATATATCCAACATATTCTTGTTGCCACACGATTTTTTCAATGATAGAGAAATCGCTGTTGTGTATAACTTGTAGATATTCTTCAACTTCTTTTAGTATTGCTTTCATATCTAAGTCAACATACTTTTTAGCTGTTTCACGGCTGTGTCTTTTGAATATCCCCTCAAATACGTCGGCACCATCGAACTTGTCTTTACCAATCATTTTTGATTTTCCAAATTGCTCATAGAATCTATATACGTTTAATAAATATCTGGAATTTCCAAATTCTTTGAAAAAATCAAGTTTGATAAGAATTTCTATTTGTCTAGAGTTTATATACTTGCTATCAAGCGAAGCCAATAAATCTATGAACCCATCATACTTTTCGTTTCTTAGACTAAACAGATATTCTGCTGTATCTGGGCTAAGATATTTGATAGAGGCTATTCCTTTATATATGGCGTTATTATCTTTGTCCATATAATAATCAGAGCGAGAATATCTAAATTTAGCAGGATATATTGATACTCTCATTTGTTTCGCCAGTTGAGTACATTCAGATATATCCTTTTCGCTTTCTATTGTATTAAATGAAGCCGTTAAGAACTCTATTGGATAATAATACCTAAGATACGCGCACATATAGCCCAACATACAATATGCTATTGAATGGTTGTATCCAAACATGTAGGAGCTTGCATCTTCAATAACTTTTAAGAAAGCCTTGGCTTCTTCTTCAGCAACTTCTCTTGGTTTTTTTGAGTTTTTACAATACCCTTCAAGAATACTCGGCATGGCCTTTTCAAGTCTGTCTATATCTTTTCTTCCAATTGCTCGTCTTATATTATCAGCTTCGCCGCCACTTAGTCCACATATATTTTGTAGGAATGCGATAACATCTTCTTGATATACTAAGAATCCATAGTTATTCTTTAAAAGTTCGTCAATTTCTTCTGATGGATTTTTATTAAACTCTCTTTTTATTAGTCTGTCTCTATATGAAGCGCCGCTTGGCCTAATCATTGCCGTGACAAGAGACATATCAAATATATTCTTTGGTTTGAACTCATTTATCATCTGAAATGCGAACGGAGATTCCATTTGGAATATACCAAAAGGCGAACGTAACATATCAGCCCACACCTTTTGGTCGTCCCAATCTATTTCATGTGCTCTAGGATATTCTTTGCCTATTAATTGGTATGCTTTATAAAGTGTATGAATCGTTCTAAGTCCAAGTAAGTCATACTTAGCTAATCCAACCTCATGTACGGCCTCCATATCCAACTGTAACACTCTATTTCCATCGGAATCTACCAACGTTCCATAATTATCATCAAGCGTTATCGGAGAAATAACAATTCCTGCTGGGTGTCTAGACTGTGAAACACAAGTGTTTATTATTCCATCAAAATACTTGAATATCTCTGGATGCTTCTTTTGTGCTTTTTCTGGATTTTCTACATATTCTTTCTTTATTTCTTTAACTTCATCAAGCGGATATTTTAAGGCTCTACCAATTTCATCTATTGTACCCTTATCCACTACCGTTCCAAGAGCAAGAACGAAAGCTGTTTTATCTTTTCCAAATGTCTCAATACAGTGTTCAAATACCTTATCTCTATATTCTCCCGGTATGTCAACGTCTATATCACCAATTTCAACACGAAATTCGTTACAAAATCTTGAGAATATAGTATTCCATCTCAATGGATTTAAGTCGATAATATCAAGTATATATGCTGTTGTAGAACCACCTACACTACCACGAGCCGGGCCGATTGGTATTCCTTGTTCTCTACACCAACATATTAAGTCAGACATAGATAACATAAACGTTATCATATTTACTTTTTTGAACACCTTATATTCTTCATTAAGATTTTTACGACACTTCTCTATTTCATCTGGATTTATTATACCAAGTTTTATTTTTTCATCAAGTTTTTCTTTTACTTTATTTATAAATAATTCTTCATCATTATCACTAATTTTAGGATATTTAATCGAAGTGTCAAGCTCATAATTATCTATACTATCCGCTATTTCAACAGTTGATAATAATGAATTTTCTATTATTTCATCGTTTAGAACCCCTTGATGCTTTAGCAACTCTTTCATTTCGTCATATGATTTGAATGTTAAATCAAAATCATATTCTCCATCGTCGCCAAAGTTTATCTTTTTGCTATCCATTAATATTTTTCTACATTCTTGTTTATATGTCGTTGAGCTATGTACGTCATTCGTGGCAACAAGTTTTTTATTATGCTTACTCGCTTCACTTAACAACATACAATTAAGTCTAAGCTGTTCATCTATATTATGTGGCTGTATCTCATAATAATCATACTTTTCAAACAAAGGCTCTCTATAATTTATCAAAACGGATAGCCTTTGTTTAGACAATTCATCGTTAAGCCCAGATAGATATTCGATATCTTTATCTATTCTTGATAAGACACCAGCAAGACACGCAGATAAGGATATAATATCGTTTGACATTCCTAGAAATTCGTCAAATGTAATTCTAGGTTTATAGTACATATGAGACTCTGTGCTAGAAATTGAAACAAGACTATTAAGCTCTTTTATTCCATTATTATTCTTTGCCAACAATATAGTATGATAATTGTCTTTTACCTTTTTATGAACACCATCTACTTCAAATGATTCTTTTGCGGTTAAATATACTTCGCACCCATGTATATATTTTATCCCTAAAGAATCACAAAGCCTTTTCTTATCAGTCCAGTTTATTATTCTGCCATGATTAGTACAAGCTATTGCTTTTTGCTCATATTTTATTGCTAAGTCAACATATTCACTGAACTTTGTACAACTATCTAATAACGAGTGGTCGTCATGTACATGCAGATTAACAAAATTACTCATATATTATATCCTTAGATTATTTTTTCTCAACTTCTCCAAGCACTTCTACGGTTTTATCTGGATGCTTTATATTGCTCACCAGTCTACTCCTAACATCCTCGGGATATGTGATTGTACTTCTTCGTTCCCATTCATAAGTATAATCATGTTCTTTGGAATCTGAATACACTCGATAACTCTTTTTGTCGAAATACAGTTTAACCTCTTTATCAATAAGTCCTGTTTCTCTATCTTTGATACATCTTATTAATGTATTATACCCATCTGGGTCGTCCCACAGGATTTCGACACTAAAAGCTCTATTACAACATTTAAGAATATCACTTGAACCAGCAATATCGTCTCCACCAATTTCCTTTACGCCAGCGGCAAGTTTTCTACTGTGGGCAACCAAAGCAACTCTAACGGGAAAATTATTTGTAAATGTTTTTAGATTTATTACGAAATTCTTCTGCTTTTCGTATTTATCATCACCATATTCCTGCGAACAATCAACAGTCAGGAGAGAGTCAACAATGAAGTTCTTTACACCATATCGTTTGTAAGAATACTCCATTGCTTGTAAGATTGACTTCGAGTTTGTGTCAAATTCATTATTGTCGTTATACACATATACAGAGTCTCTATAAAACTCTTTAATTGCTTTAGCAGCTTGTTTTGATACGGCATATCCATTTGGACGTCCTTCGTTACTGTTGTCAAACTCCACTATATGTCTGCTAGATGCCAACGGCTTAATCACATTTCCGAGAAGAATACCGCTTGGTATTTCACCACTATATATGAACACCTTTTCTCCTGCTTCTAATGGGGCGGCAACAAACATTGTGTTAAGAATACTTGATTTACCATTACCAGATTTACCCGTCAATATTGTAAGTGAGTTTTCAAAACTTCCAGAAAATACTCTATCCATAGCAGAAAATCCACTTGATATTCTTGGCATATCTTGTAGTTGTACTTCTTCAACGTCCATCAAACGTTTAACTTGTGGGTTATCCTCAAGTTTAGCACTGGCAATCATGTCAATGACCGCCGATGGACCACATGCTACAAGCACATTATTGGCATCTACTTTTTTATAGTCTTTATTTTCGTCTAAATCTATATTTTTTACTACTTTTCTAAAGTAAGCCTCTACTTCTGCCTGTACTACATCATTTTTTGGTACTACTTTTGTTCTATAAACCCCAAGCCTTTGTACGCACTCTTTTATTGCGTCTTGTCCGGCTTTATCATCATCAAACCAAAGTATTATTTCTTTACATTTTTCAAGAACATCAAAATTGAAGTCAATCCAGTTTTTATCTCCAGCACCACCGGGAATCGAAACTGTATTTATATATCCTGCTTCTACGCAAGCAAGTCTATCATTTAAACCCTCGACTATAACAAGCGGCGTATCGTAGTTTATCCTATTTACACCATACAGCAAAGCACATACGCCAGCGTTTTGTTGCCAGAACCATTTTGCGCCTTTATCAGAGTTTCTGTGTGCGCTAGATACCCTATATTTAGTCTGTATAAGTTTGCCTGTCGTATTATAAAACTGATAAGCGATATTACCATGAGAATCCTGTTTTACGTTACAAAGGTCTAATGTACTTTCTGATATTCCTCTTGATTTTAGATATTTTTCGGCAATACTTCTGTCGGTATTTACTTCATCTTTAGAGCATTTAAAGTCTTTGAAAACATCTTTATCTTCTTCGTCAAATTCAAAGTCACTTGGGTCATATTTCATACCGGCGACCATAAATAATTCTTCAACTGCTTCTAAAAATGATTTATTTTTATACTTCATACTGAAATCTATGTAATCCATAGTTAATCCAGTAGCGAAACATTTTAGACAATTTCCCTCTTTGAACCAATGAGCCGATGCTGTTCTTTCCTGTTTGAATGGTGATTTACACACCAATTTTTCTTTATCGACATCTTCAAGAGGAATCTCGTCGGCCATTAGTTCAAACGCGGTTGTGCCTAACATTTCCTTTGCTTGTTCTATTTTCTCTCTGCTTATCATACTTCATCCGTCCTTATTATATCACAAAGGTTGAAAAATGTCAAATTGTATCAGTAATACATGTATCTCTCGCTGAACACAAATACGAACAAAAGAAGTCGTTTTGTGTTTTTGGAAAATCTATTTCGTCATATATAAGTCTTATTGTATTTCTAATCCAATCATATGTTTCCTCTAAATCTTTTTCATTGAAACATATTTCTTGTGTTATATTCTCTTTGAATTGCTCAAAAACAAGTTTATAAGGATACTCTCCATACATTTCTTTCAATGCTATCGCATAGATGTATAATTGCCTTGTATAACCGTGTAGTTCTTCCTTGTTTTTGAATTTTCCCTTAGATTTATAATCAGTAACTATAAATCCGTTCTTATCTCTTGATACTTTATCAATAAATCCAATAAACTTTCTAGGTTTATCCATAACGTCGATTGTAAATTCAAACTTTACCTCTGCCCCAATTATTTCTTCATCGGGATTATCTTTGATATTTACGAAATAATCGTATCCTTTATTGAAATATGATTCATTTAAGTCAACATATTTATTTGGTGGCGCTTCTTCAGTTACATTCGCGTAATAGTTGTCGTTATAATAACTTGCTAATTCATATATTTCTAGCTCTCCTTTGTTATACTTCTCAAACACTGAATGAGCAAATGTACCATACTGTGAAAAAAAGTTCTCTCGTTCACTCCTTTTCATTATATATGTGTAATACCACGCTCTCTTACATGTATAAAATCCATTTAGCCTTGAAAACGACCAAACCATATCATCTATAATATCATGTCTTATTTCTTGTTCAAGTAGAATCACTTAATCACCCCTTTTAAGGAGGCCGAGAAGCTGTTAAACCTCTCGGCCATGTATTATCAACACATCTTAGAATGGCAAATCCGGCTGTTCACTGTCCAAATTATCATCTGTCGGCTTTGATGCCGCCGCAGTAGCGCTTGCCACAGTTTCAAAATCAAATACGGTTACGTTGTAGAAATATCTCGCGTTACCATTAGCATCGGTCTTATCACTTTTTTCATGCGTAATAGTACCAGAAACAATTTTGATTCTGTCTTTTTCCTTCAACGCTTTAGCACCAGCAAGAGCGTTTCCAACAAAAGTAGCTCTCCAAGAAGAATTAGCATACTTGGGACGTCCATAATCGTCCATTTCCTTGAGCTTTCTACCTGTACTCAAATTACAGGCTACAAACTTATCATGGACTTCCGGCTCGAAAATTGTTGCGTAACTATCTTTAATCTGCAGACTCATAAATTATTTAACCTCTTTCAGTTCATTAATAATCGTATTTGCCACATCAACATCTTTTATTGATGTAAAGTTTTTATTTGTATGATGCTTAGAAACAACAGCATACAGGAGTTCCTTGTCTATACCAGCCTCAATTTTATTCGCAAAGATTGAGTTGATTTCTCTAAGAGCCGAGTCAATATCTGATTTTGGAGCTTCAACAGGAGTTGGTGCCTTTACGGGTTCTTTTGGCATTTCTCCCTCACCAGTATTAGCCCAATCAATTAATCTTTCTCCGTCTTTTTCATTAAGTACATCATATCTGCCCTCAAAAATGTGGGTGTTGTCTTTTGCCACAGTAGCGACATGAGTTTCTTGGTCGATGTTGAAAGTCGCGGTGTAGTTGTATTCAATATCCTTTTCCTGCTGTGAACCAACTCCAACCTTTTTTGGAATTTGCTTACCATTCTTATCTTCCATTACATAATCATCTTTACCACGAGAAGTAGCAATGATATGAATTGGAGACTGAAGAATCTTTTCCATCAGCGCCGCATGTCTTGGCTTTAACTTTCCCCAGTTTGTAAAAGAGTTCCATTGTGTTACTTTATAGATTCGTTACTTCTATAAAGGTGTTTTCAACACTTTCTTATGCTTTCACATAAGTGCAGACTATATCTTCATCCTAATTGATTAATAACTCCTACGACTTCTTCTCTTGTCATACTTGTTATATTCTGCTTTCTCATATATTGTGTAATAATATTGTGATTTTCTTCTGATAAAAACATAACATTTTCCGGTGTATATCCAACGTTATTATCCAATCTATGTGCCCTATAATTGTCTACATATCCGTTATTGTACGCCCATTCCCTATAATTGTCAAAATCTTTCCATTCTTCACATACTGTTATCCCTCTTTCTCCGTAGCTTTTATAGCATACATCTTTGGGATAATAACATCTACTAATCATACTCCTGTAATTTGTGTAGATTGGTAATGATTTTCCATTTTTATAGCAAGATGTTTTCCACTTTCTAGGGCGTGTGTGGTCTATTTTTCGGATATTTGTTGAGCCTGTTCTTTTGCCAAGTTCAGAAGTAAGTTCCTTTAGTAAGCAACCACACGATTTTACTGCTCTTGAATCTTTTCTAAGAACATCATGTGATGTTGCTTCAAACTCATTTCCACATCTTAGGCATTTACATTTGAACATTTGGATATTTCGTTTTCCGTTATGTTTCTTAAATTCGTCCAGAATTAGAATATTATCATTATATGTATTACCGACATATATTTTCCAGTCTTTCAATTAGGAGTCCTCACATTTCAAATCACTTGATTTTACTGGTTCCAACACCATAGTCGTTGAGGGCAGGACTATTTATATCCATTCCCTGCTGATTACCCAATCTTATATCTTCTTAACATTCAAGTCTGATTATTCCAAACCTACTTTGTAGTGTATAAGCTCTAAGGGCGTTCCAGCATATAAGTGAGGAAACATTATATTGTTACCAATATAACGGGCCGTGAATGTGTTTACGCCACATTACAACCGGGCATCTTATCATGTACCTCATTCAGCCACTTCCATTCATGGCTAAGACTGTCGATGATAAGAATTTTGAAACCATTATCAACTGCCGCACTAATTGCCTCAATATAAGATTCTGATGTATAAGGCTCCGATAACTGTAAGTCGAAGAAATCAAATTCGTTAGCGTAATAACGAATACGTCCGTTCTCTGTGTCGATTGCCGCAATTCCCGCTCCACCAGCCTTGGTAAACATACCTGTTGCCAATTTCAAAGCTGTATACGTTTTACCGCTACCAGATGGGCCATTAAGAAGAACTTTTACCCAAATTTTTTCTCGTTTTGCTTTTTGAAAACTAAATCCTACTGCCATTATTATTACCTCGTATTATAAAATAAATTACTTACTCAAAACCTTATTAAGTTCCTCTTGCGCTTCTTCAAACGCGGATACTGCTGACTTATATTTCTCAATCGCCTCTGCTTCCTTACGTCTTTGAGAGAATAATCTTGCGGTATCAATCTCCTTTACAAGCCTTTCGACACGCTTCATTTTTACACATGCGTTCTTATACCATTGTTTGATAGCGGAATCTTTTGCTCGATAGTATTTTTCCATACAACGCGCTTTCGCTATCTTCTTGCCCTCGTCAATAGAAAATTCATCACGAGGGTCACACTTTGCTTTTCCCACGAAACAATCGGGAATCAGCGTCGTCCAGTTGCTGTTAAATCCGAAAAAACTTTCATCTGCTTCTCCAACCTGCCGGACAATAGCTTTATGAGCATCAAGCTCTGTGCCCTTTAGGATGGCGACAACAGTCCGCTTTTCGGAATTAACAATGTACTCTACTGCCATTCGTTTTGTCTCCTTGTTTTAGTCGTTTTTATATATCAAGCGTTTTGACTGTGAAACTATTATACCACACTTCTTTCCGTTTGTCAACACCCTATTTGTGAACTTTCCGTGAACAATTTGTTAATATTTATTCATAATTCACTGTATCTCTCTTGCTCTGAACGTATTATAACACATCCGAATCCAAATGTCAACACCCCCCCCTATATATTATATAATTATATTAATATATTATAATATAATAATTATACACGTGTATAATTATTATTAATATATACACGTGTATAGATATAAACAAGTATTAAAATATACACGTGTATATCTATACATGTGTTAATATCTATAAAATATTAAATATTAAAATAAACTATATTTTTTTATATACACGTGTATAGATATAGACGAGTATTAAGATATACACGTGTATATCTATACATGTGTTAATATCTATAAACGAGTATTAATATATATACGTGTTAATCTATACACGTATATATATCTATACGCTTACAAATATAAAAATAAAAATTTATTTTTTTATATATACGTGTATAGATATACAGTTGTTTATAACTATACACGTATATATATGGATAACATGTATATATTTATACATGAATTAAATAGATATACACGTGTATATCTATTATTAATTGCTTATGTATATTTATTTAATTTAAAAATAGGGTATTGACAAATAAATCCATATATGTTATAATACAATCATAGCAAGAAATACTAGACAAATATTATTACGTTCATAAATTGTTTACAATTAGTACATATATTGTTTACAGATAGGGTATTGACTTTTGATTCAAAATGTGGTATAATAGCCTTACTTCACACGAAAGGAGAGAAAACAATGGAGTTTGATAATGGCACATTTGATATTGACATTTATTGTAACATGTGCGATTCAAACAAGTATGAGTTAGAATATGACGCTGAAGAAAATTGTGTAATTGTTACTTGTTCAGACTGTGGTAATATAGATAGATTATATTTTGACAAATGATTCGATTGGAGCGTTTAAATGTATCCTAGATTTGAAAAAGTAAGCTATGAACAGTTCTATGATGCTATGTCAAAAATCATAGACACTGAATACAAGGATGAATTTATTAAATCATCTTATGAATCACTTTCAATTCCTCAACGAGCTACAAAAGGTTCTGCTGGATATGATTTCAAAGCACCATTTACATTTACACTAGAACCCGGTAAAGAAATCAAAATTCCAACTGGAATTAGATGTTATATGCCAGAGAACATGGTGTTGTTTATTGTTCCAAGAAGTGGACTTGGCACTAAAAACAGACTTCAATTAAATAACACTATTGGAATAGTGGACAGCGATTATTACTATTCTTCAAACGAAGGACATATTATGGCTACTCTAATCAATGATAGCAGAGCAAATAAAACTCTAACTGTTGAAGCTGGTAAAGGATTTTGTCAAGGTATTTTCCTAAACTATTTTACTACCGCTGATGATTCTTCTAACGGAATTAGAGATGGAGGGTTTGGTAGTACAGATGGTAATATTGTATAACGATGATTCTTTGATGTACAAGGATATAAAAGCATTTCTTGACATTAAACATGTGGAGTACACAGAAGTTCCAGCCGCTGATAGTTCATATGTATTGAGTGTTGATGGTACTTTGTATAATTATCATGCGGCGTTGGCTTGGGTTGACAAGCAATAAGGTGGTGAAGATGATAGATAATTTTGATTGTTTCATGGCCGGACACAAAGTTATAACGAATCGTGGAATTGTAAATATTGAAGATATAAAAGTCGGTGATATGGTTCTTTCACATGATTTGACTTATAACATGGTAAATAAAGTTAATAGCCATATACACAGTGGTGACTTGCTTACTTTCACAATAAAGAATATTGATGAATCTGTAACATGTACACCAGAACATAAATTTCTTACTTTTGAATCTGGATGGTTAGAAGCTAAAAATATCACGTTTGACCACCACATTCTGTTGGCGAATATGAAAGACGACGATGTAAATAGTTATAGTGAAATAGTAAGTATAAGCGCTTCGTATGATGTTGTTGAAATGGTATATAATTTGTGTGTAGATAAGACACATTCTTATGCTGTAAACAATATTATCGCTTATGGTGACTAATAAATACAAACACAAAATGGAGATTTTATGGATATAATTCTATACTCAAATCATTGTCCGCAATGTATGATATTGGAAAACATTCTAAAGACAAAGAAACTTGAATATACGATTTTCACAGACGAAGATGAAATGATTAAGATGGGTTTTAAAAGCATGCCTATGCTTTCAGTTGATGGGGTTATATACAATTTTAGGGATGCTTACAATTTAATTGAAAAGATTGGGGATTGATTTTCTTGAGCATTGAAAAATACAAAAATCAGTATACTAAGTATTTGAACTTCATTGATAGATACAGGAAAGCAGTAAATGCCTCTACTGGTAGTGAGGTCGATTCAAATGCTAACGTTGAACATAAAAATGTAACTACATGTACTGGTGAAATGTATAAAAAAGAAGCAATCGGAACAAATCGGCTTCTTATGATAAATAAAATCACTGAGTTGTATGGGCAAGAGTTGGCTGAAGAATATATTAGGCAGTTAGATTCGCATGAGATATATAGGCACGATGAAACAAACCCAATGTTGCCATATTGTGTAAGTATCACAATGTATCCATTTTTGTTTAGCGGGACAACAAATATTGGAGGAAATTCAGAGGCCCCGAAACATCTTGATTCGTTCTGTGGAAGCTTTATAAACTTGGTATATGCAGTTGCTTCGCAGTTTGCGGGCGCTGTTGCCACACCAGAATTTCTGATGTATATGGATTACTTTATTAGAAAGGATTTCGGTGATGATTATTATAATCGTGTAAATGAAAATGTAATCCTTGGAAAAGAACCTAAAACATTAGAGAATCTTATAGAAAATAAATTTCAGCAAGTTGTATACACGATTAACGACCCTGCTGGTGCTAGAAATTTTCAATCTGTTTTTTGGAATATAGCATATTTCGATAAGCCATATTTTGATGGGATGTTTAGTGAGTTTATGTTCCCAGATGGTTCGGCTCCTAAATGGGAGAGTGTTAATTGGCTCCAGAAGAAGTTTATGAAATGGTTTAATGCCGAAAGACTAAAGAAGATTTTGACGTTTCCCGTTGAAACTGTTAATCTCCTAAATGATGGAAAAGAATATGTCGATAAAGAGTGGTATGATTTTGCCGCTGAAATGTGGAGCGAGGGACATTCATTCTTCTGTTATACGAGTAATAGTGTTGACGCATTAGCATCGTGCTGTCGTTTAAAGAACGAAGTGACAGAGAACACGTTTTCATACACGCTTGGTGCTGGTGGAATAAGTACAGGCAGTAAAGGCGTTATGACCATCAACCTCAATAGACTTATTCAAAATTTAGCAAAAGAAAAAGGCAAAATTACGCTTGAAGATATTAGTGAAAGAGTATCTGAACAGGTAGAAAAAATTCATAAATATATGATTTCGTACAACGAAATTGTAAAAGACAACCTCAAAAACCATATGCTTCCAGTATATGATGCCGGATATATTTCGATGGAAAAACAGTATCTTACTATTGGAATTAATGGATTTGTAGAGGGAGCAGAATTTTTAGGGATTCAACCTACTGTAAATGAAGAATATTTCAAATATGGAGAAGCTATTCTTAAACCTATTTATACTATAAACAAAAGAGACAGAACATCAGAAATAATGTTTAATACCGAATTTGTGCCTAAAATGTGTGGGCACTTGGCAGCATAATACATAAACTGTCATATAAAAACTTCTTCTAATTGACTTGGAGTTCCAATTGTCTTTACAGTTGGATAACAGGGCGCAAGCGTAATGGCAGCGTGAACGACTAAATGAAGAAGCAGCACTTAGGTGCTGGTGCGATAGTCTGAACACTATGGTAACATAGTGAGTGATGGTCGAGTGTAAAGACACTCTTGGAAGAACCATCGCCGCCTACATCATAAAACGTGCTATTAAAATACAGAGCTGAAAAAGAATTGATGTAGGTCATAAAAGTAACAGAATGGCAGAAAATTTGGGTGTTAAAAATTCAGGTTGGGATAAGAAAGACGGTTTGTATGTTCCGAGAGAATGCTACAATAGTTACTTTTATCGCGTAGAAGATGATGGTGTAAATCTTATTGATAAGTTTATATTACACGGAGAAAAACTTACAAAATATCTTGATGGTGGTAGCGCCCTTCATGCCAATCTGAACGAACACCTTACAAAAGAACAGTATAAACATTTGCTTGATACCGCAATGTCAACAGGATGTTCATATTTTACATTCAATGTTCCAAATACAATCTGTAACGAATGTGGCCATATTAGTAAACACCGTTTGAATAAGTGCGAAAAGTGCGGTAGTGAAAATCTAGATTATGCTACAAGAGTAATTGGATATCTTAAAAGAATTTCAAACTTCTCTGAGGCGCGTCAAAAAGAGGCTTTTATTAGACATTATGAATGATTTAAAATATATAAACTATGATATTGTTTTTCAAGAAGTGCCCAATGAGATTTCTTTAGTGTTCAATATTAGTGGTTGCCCTCACAAATGTGAGGGTTGCCACTCAAAATATCTATGGGAATACACTGGTAATTATATAAAAGATGATTATATAAAAGTAATTGATTCGTATAAAAACTATATTACCTGTGTTTGTTTCATGGGTGGCGACCAAAACATAGCAGAGCTTTATAATATGTGTAGAACAATTAAAGATATGATTCCTAATATGAAAATATGTGTTTATAGTGGATTACAAAGTATAACATCATTCTCAGAAATCATATCTGATAATCTTATTAACTATTTGAAGATTGGCCCATATGTTAAGTCTCTTGGTGGTTTAGACTCTTGCGAAACAAATCAAAAGATGTATAAGATACACGGTAATGATATGACAGATATAACATATTTGTTTAGAAAGAAAGGTTAATCATGCTACAAATATTTGTTACACAAGATAAAGAACACGAAGAAAAAATAAGGGCCGCTTTGAAAAACAATGATGGGTATTGTCCTTGTAAACTTGGCAAACTACAAGAGAATATTTGCCAATGCGAGGAGTTCTTAAACCAAGATAGTGAGGGTTTTTGCCATTGTAAACTATACTTTAAAGCAGAGGTATAATAATGAGGTCAATTAAATTTGTAAAAGAGCTTTATGGAAACGCTGAGAATATGCCAGATGATTCATTTTTTATAAAAGATTTTGATTTGGCATACGAAAAGCGTGACACACTATCTATGTTGGAGAGCGCAATACATTCCGAATTACCATTTGAGGGCATTCAAACTACGAACGACGAATCAATACAACGCTCTTTGACTATTAAATTCAATAATGATGCCGAATTCAACGCCACGAGATGCGCAGTAATTTATAATGATGGCGATTGTGATGATTTCATAGTGAGCAATTTGCTTGAAACATTTTGGAAAAATCTTGATATACCTGATGGTATAGCGCCAGAAAATTATGCTGATGATTTCTGGAAATATGATTTGGAATTTGAAATTGGGAACTGTATTGTTTACAGCGAAAATGGAGAATTTGAATCATCTTATGAGAATGAAAATGGAGAAAAAGTTCCAGTAAAAACGAATAAGAAAACGATTGGTGTCCTACCGTATAAAGTATCATTCTCAAAAAGAGAAGAAGAAGTACCATTTGGTATGTAAAATTATGGCGTGTAAAAAAGGCTAACCCATACGGGTTAGCCTTTTATTTTTATGCTAAAGCCGCCTGTGCTTCGGCAATTTTGTCTTTTAGACGCTCATTTTCTTCTAATAAGCTCTTGTTTTCAGTTTCTATTCCCTCAATATATTTCTTGAGGGCTTCATTTTCTGAAACCAATTCTTTATTCTTTTCTTCTAAGACATTGACTTTAGCCAGCGCTTCATCAACCTGTTTCATCAAATCTTCAAGCTGTTTCATAAGTTCTTCAATTTGCTTTACAAGTTCACTCGTTGGAGTTTCTGGTTCTGGTTCAGGCGTAGGCTCTGGTTTAGGAGTCGGTTCCGGTTCGGGTTCCGGGGTTGGCTCCGGTGTAGGTTCCGGGTCAACCGGAGTGTCAATTATTTCACATCTTCCATCTGGTAAATTATATACAGCATAGTAAGAATTACCATTTGTATATCTGAACTGACACCAGTAAAGTTTTTCCTCGTGGGCTTCGGTATCCATCGTAATAAGAGGATAGGTTCCAACTGGGATATAATCGCTATCTCCAAATTTTACAACGTCACTTGTGTTTCGAGACATGAAAGCCCGATTCTTGTTTGGGGTTATAATCTTCAAAGACTTATTATCAACAGCTACATCAATGGTAGCATCAACAATTTCACATCTATCATCTGGAAGATTATACACAGCATAGCAAGAACTTCCGTCTGGAAGCCTAATTTCGCACCAATAGAATCCCTGTTCTCCTACTGTGTTTTCTTTGCTGATAATCTTATAATCACCAATTGGAAGATAATCAGAATCTCCAATCTTTATAACATCATCTACGTTCTTTGAGCCGAAGCCTTGACACTTATTTTCTATTTTTACTCTATATCTTAGAACAGACAAATTTTCCACGTCTCCACCACCTGTCGAACCTCCGCTAATTATAGACGGATAATCTTTATAAGCAATGTTCATATCAACATTACCAGATATTCCCGATACTGAACCTTTAGAACTATACTGCCATATTGTATATGGGCCTGTATATGACGGATTCCCTGTGTAATCAGCAAGCCACAAATCATATGCGCTCAATTGGTTCATATCTAAAAGTGTTTTAGCGAAGTTTGTGTATGTATATAATATAGGATAGTATCCAAGATTTTTCGTTTCGCTCAAAAATGCCTTACATATGTCTGTATTTGTTTGTTTACCTATCTGTGAATACAAAGCACTATCTTCACAATCGAAAGCAATAGGCATTGTAATAGTATAAGGCTTTACCTTTTCAGCAACGGCTTGCGCACACACCTTTGCGGAACTAACAGTTTTAGCATATGAATACACATATACACCAACATTTATTCCTGCGGCTATTGCGCCAGCCATATTCGTCTGATAATATGGGTCATATCCCTCGTTTATTGTACCATCATAGTTACAATACCCGACTCTGATAAAGGCAAAATTGTATCCAGCCGCTTTTACTTGTGGCCAGTTTATAGTTCCTTGATATTTTGATACATCAATACCTTTTATTTCGGAGCTTATATTAGAGTTATCGTTTGAATAATTATATATTCCAACAGAGTTAGAACATCCGGCATATTTTGTTGGGTCAAGCCCTTTTCCACTTCTTGTTGCTCTCACTTCAAGATGGCAATGTTTGATTGGTGGATTAGCGAGTGCGGCGTTTCCGCTGTTTCCCATAATAGCAAGAGCATCACCAGTTTTCACTTTTTGTCCAACTGATACTAAGTTTTTTTCGTTATGGCAAAAATAGATAAAGTTCACAGCGTCAGGAGTTTGGTTGACGTCTAATTGTACGCATACATACCATCCCCACTCCCAAGTCAAATCACCTGTACTTTTATCTACTTTACGAGAGGAAACGACTGTGCCACTAATAGATTTGCCATTATAATCTGGCATCAATATAGTTGTACTGTCTAATCCAACCAAATCTATACCGCCATGCCAAGTCTTTCCGTTTCCTCTTGTATATCCATAACAGCTATAATAATACGGAACTTGCGTTCTTCCAGTATAAATAGACATGTTGTTCTCCTTTATACATAAGCTGTATAGTAATTATATTATTGGCCCATTTTAGCAATAAGCTCTTTCATCGCTTTTATATCAGTTTCCTGATATGTTAATTGCTCCAAATTAGCAATTAAATGATATTCTGTAACTACTTCACCAGTAGCAACATTTACACTATCATATCTACCAATACCAATTGATATAGGTTCATTGTATCTTTCATATGTGATAGTGCTGTTTGATTCAGTGTTTATGATTTGAATTGTTTTTGTTAGTTCCTGATTAGAGAATAAAGCAATAAATTCTGTATCAGACATTGAAGATTTGTCCATGTGTATTTCTATATGACTTCTTACCGTAGACGAATAGCTAGGGTAAACAGCCGTCATAGGCAACACTTCATATTCATCGCCATTAGAAAGTTTAATTTTTACCATTATATATACCTCGTTATGTAGTACACCAGCATTTGTTCAATACAAGGTGTATGGTTGCTTGAGTTGTGCTACTACTACGACAAAATATACCAAGTGCCCAGCTGTTTTGTAGACTTGCTACATTTACCGTGAGTGTAAAACGCTTTGAAACAGCCCCATTACCCCAACCCTGTCCGTTTGGGTCGTTGTGATATGTATTAATTGAGTTGTCCCAACCTATACCCGTAACGGTAGGCCAACCACCGTTTATACTATAATTATCAAAGTTGCCAATTCCAACCATTCCAGTCGCATATGGACTAACATAGTAAACTGAATAATCAAAATTCACATAGTTATATGGGGTAAGATTAACAACAGCATATACTGCCGCGTCATTGGCAACGTTTCCAGACACTTCTCTTTCAATTATAGATGGAGGGGCAGTTCCAACCTCGTTAGTTTTACTTCCACGGACATACCATGTAGAGCCAGGATATACTTGTGCGTCTCTTTTCCACACCAATGTATTATTATAAAACACTTGGTCGGATGCTTGATTATTTAGATATACGTTCTGAGAAGTAGCAACATTTGTGTTATTATAAAATAATGCCATATGCTCACCGCCTTACGAGTAGGAAATCCACAAATTGCCATTGTAAGCCATTGTTATATTAGACGCTCGTGCTGAATCAGCGCTATCGGCATGTACACAAGCAAAATATTTCCTTGCTCCGCCATAACTACCAGTTCCACTGTAATTAAGCCACCAAGCATAGTGGTCGTTGGTCGCTTTTGATATATTTTCGCCTTTAATATTCCCTGTAACACCGGTAGCATTGGTAGCGGTTCCAGCAGAGGTAGCATATGGCGCTGTAATAGTAGCGGCCACATCACCGTTTTTATATTTAAGCCTTATTGTGTTTCCACTTGTGTCAAGTGCTGCGGCATAGGATGATACAATAGGATTACCAGCAGAATCTTGAGTTGCTTTCAACGCCTCATTAGCATAATTAACTTTACTTACTACTTCGTCAGAACTATTTCCGGTATATATAACTCCGTCTTTATCAATGGCAATTTGTCCGTAGCTCAATAGGGGGGGGGCAGCCGTTGCCGTAGCATCGGTATTCTGCCTAAGAACTTTTATTGACATAAATATTCACCCTTTTGGCAAATTAGTTTTCGCCAACTATTTGTTTGTATTCGGACTCCGAAATCCACAAAGGCACATAAGAATATAATTGTTCCTTTGTTATATTTCCCATAGCATATTGAATTTTTAAGAAATCAAACATTTGAAACACCCCTAGACAACATTGCGAGCATTGCCTCTTCTAAGGCAGCAACTCTGTTGTTATAACTCGGCATTGGAGCTGGACGACTTGCTATTTCAGCCTCTTTTTCTTCATCGCTACGTTCTACTGGAATGTTGTTTTCAAGTTTATAGTTAGCGCATCCTCGAACATCATAGAGTGGCTGTGGGAAATAGTTTCCTTGTGCGTGATGGTGTTTGTCGCCATACCCGCTGTCAATTTCTATCCATCCAGTAGTATCGCTTATAAAAGCACTACTATTTATCTCTATTATATATCCAAGTTCATTTACACGAACATATACAATATATTTATCTTCCATTTTATATACCTCGTTATACTTCAGCACTTAATGTTGTTTGAGTGTCACTTGTAATAAAACAACATGTTTGATTAGTATGTCCATTTGTTGTAATTTTGGCCGTTTTCGGGGTATTTTTACGTAAATTTTGCTCTTTTTGGCCCATTTTTACGTCAAAAACACCCTTTAAACGGCTCATAAAACTCATATTTTATAATTCTGCTTCTAAAACAATTACAGCTGTGAAAGCACCACCGGGATTGGAGGCAGTTGCATTTACAGCGAGCTGTAACGTCCTATCGTTATAAACCCCGTCTGTCTGTGGAATAGAACATGTTAATCCAGAAAATCCACCCCAATAATGTGCACTAGCAATAGTAATTGTTGGCACTACCCTCATTGGATAAAATGAAATCGTTGTAAAATACTTTTCTCCATCGCCAACATTAAATGCTTCCCCTCTAAAATTCATATTAAGGCGCTGGTAATATCTCAGACAGGCAGTTAGTTCTTCGTTGTATCCTTTAGCCACATATGGCGTAGCGAAACTTCCAAACTCCATCTTTATCCAGTCAACAGTTATAGATTGTGATACATTTACGACTAATGATAAAAGCGTAGCATTTCTATTTTCTTGTGATATCATTTTAAAGCCGCCCCATGTAGTTTCTAATAGAAACGGAGCATTTGTTACAGTAGTTCCATATTCTGGTACTGTTGTTGTGAATACATATTTAATATTATTTATAACTGAACTTACAGTTATAGTATCACCAATTGATATATCTCCTAGCGGTATATATTGTCTGAACTGATTACCATACCCCGCCAACGTATCATTCGATGTGTAAGTCCTAGTTGCAACATTAAATGTCCCACCTAGTACTTGCCATCTGTCAACCGAGTTTTCAACAACATTTGTTGTGTTATCATAACGGGTTTGATTGCGCTGATTCACAAGATTAAAGAAGTTTGTATTAATTAATAAATTTGGATTTGATGTTTGAGAATATTTTTTAACACTCATTTGCTCGACTGGACTGTTAGAGCTGTCACCCACATACATACTTCCGGCCCTGTCACACGCAATTATTCCATATTCTGGGGTGGGGGGGGGCAACGGCTCTGTGGATGTTGATGATATTGTTTGTCTTAATATTTTAATTCCCATAGTCGTCACCCATCATAAAAACCATCATCATATGTTATGCTTCCAGCGGTGCTAAGCGTCACAGTGTCACTAAATGTAGTCGCGCCAGACACTGTACCGCCTGTAATTGGAAGGGCACCAACATTGGCGGCTGTTATATTAACCTGTCCTTCTCGATAGGCAGTTTCTGCATTTCCTTTTACGCCATATACCCTTCCTCTTGGAGCGCTCCATGTTCCATTAGCGTTTAGATAGTACGATGGGTGGCCAGAGTCTAATTTTGGGCATAATCCTGGTGCAGAGCTGCTAGCCAATGCCCCGCTAAGAATCATACTCCTATTCGCTAATGCTGTGATTCTGCCATATTGGTCTATCGTTATATATGGCACATTAAAAGCAGAGCCAAAATTAATTGTTCCTGAAGCGCTTGGTCCAACGCTTTGGCTTGTAGTGCCCGGAAATAACGCAACTAAATATATATTGTATTCTCCATCAGTCGTAGACGGTTTAACAGATATTGCTGTGCTTCCATTATAAATAGTTCCAGTGGGTATACTCCATTCTCCGGTTGAACAAAGGTACCTTGTTGATTGGCCAGAAGTCGGAGCGGGAACCAATCCGCTTGTACCTGCTGCTGTTGTTGTAGCGCCTGTGAATACGGAATATGTCGTATCCTCCCAAGGCACATTAACATACGCTTGCCCAGAAGTATTAAGTTCAATAGGGTAATTCTTCCCACTTTCAGTGTACCCTATCTTAATTAATCCAAGTGTGCTAGATGTAGCTTGAGAATATGTTGTATTTGTATCTGTCCATGGAACATTAACAAACATCTTATCGTCAGCATCAAGTTCTACTGGATAGTTTTTGCCACTTTCCGTATATCCAACCTTAACAAGTCCTAATACGGTGGATGTTGCTGCTGAGTATGTTGTGTCTGTGAACTTAGCGCCAGATGGTACAGAAGAAGCTATTGTAAACCCTGTTGATTTAATTTTACCAGTCGTTCCATCAAAAACCGCCACTTGTCCAGATGTTGGGGCTGTACCGATAACTCCGACTTCAGTTGGTGTATATGTCGGTTTATTCGGCTCTTTTGCCCATGCTGATACGTCAGATGCTGGACGAGCATTAGATAGTCTGGAATCATTTCCCTGACATACAGTGCCAGCGGCACTTCCGAAATTCTTGTTGAACGCCGTATTCTTAGCAAATGCTGGTTCAGCTCCTATGGAAGTAGGAGTTGGTTCGGGTGGTAGTGTTATACTTCTACTATCAGCCGATGTTATCTGTCCCCTGCTATTCACACTTATATATGGTACATCAATAGAATCTCCGAACCCCACACTACTATCTTGTGATGGGCCGTAAGAACCAGCAGTTACGCCGCTATTGCTTATTGAAAAAGAGGTGCCATTAAGGGATAATCCAGTACCAGCCGTATAAGTTGTGTCAGTGAATTTAGCTCCCTCTGGCACCCTTGTTCCTATTGTGTATGGTAAAGATTTATAGCCTAATGTTCCATCGCCAATCTTCACCTTGCCAGTATCAGTCTCAACCAAAAACTCGCCCTCAAGGTAAAGTTTGTTGGCATTATTAAAGTTAGTGGAAGTATCATGCTTTTGTTGCTGTCTGGCATCTAAGGTTATATTAGCCATTTAATACCTCCCCTTTCTTAATGGTAATTATGCGTTCCCGCCATTAAGAATAAAGGTATCAGTTGTTCTTAAAAGCGTATCAGAGTCTGTCAGTTCAGTAGAAGCGTGAGTAACCCAGTTCGCGTTTGCTCTCGCTGTTGTAAAGTACAAGTTGCTACCCTCAGCAACCTCGGACGTTGTAAGCGTAACAGCTCCAGTAAGTCCGTTTACACTGGTAACGGCGTCAGTTGGTGTTTCAAGTTCTACCCAGTTCGCCAACGTAGTAGCAGGAGCAACTTTAAGAATAAATGTCTTATTTACATCAGTACGAACAGCTACGTCGCCCTGCTGTGCCTCAAGAGCAAGCATTGCTGCTTGGCTATCAACAACAAACGTGTCAGTAATGGCAATTGCGGGGATAACAGCTTCACTAAGTTTACCACCAGCGCCAAGAACAGGTACATTACCCTCAGCAGTACCGAAGTCTTTTGCCGCCGCTGTTCCAGCGTCAGAAATCTTAGCAAGGGTAAGTTCAGGAATATCAGCCGCTGTAAGGTTTGCGACACCTTCTGTCACTCGTCCTTTAGCATCAACTGTAACTTTTGTGAAAGTGCCAGCTACAACACCGCTGTTAGCAAGCACAAGAGGAATTGTTACGTTAGCACTACCGTCAAACACAGGAGATGTACCAGTAGCATCACCAGCAACAGAAATTGTACGTCCAGTAGCCAATGTGGTAGCAGTATCAGCCGCCACAGCCTCTGATGCCTTACCGATTGTCATTGTGCCGTCAGCACCGATTGTTACTGTATCTGTACCCTTGGCAGTAGACTTAACAACACCGCCAGTTTCTGCTGTGCCATAATCAGTGTTCTTTACATATTCACTAGGAACGGCTGTAAGAGCACCTAAATCATCTGCTGTAACCGTAACATCGGCAGAGCCATTAAATGTCTTAGAGCCTGCAGTAAGCGTTCCTTTTGTAGCGTTTGCCGTATCAGCGACGATAGCCGCGTTTACATACCCCTGTTCGGCTTTTGGATTGTTGGCAAACTGCGACTTCAACATGTCGCCAGCGCCAAGGTCGCTCAAATCATCAGGGGTGACAACCTGTCTCCATACAGCCTGATTTGCTGTGTTATTGAATAACAGATATGCTTTGTTTGCGGCTGTATCAATCCACATTGCGCCGACATCATACCCGGAATCCGTAGGTGTCGGAGCTTTGTTCATAATGATTGCGCCAGTAGCACTCGCATATTCAAGCGTCGCCCAATCGCTTACTCCATCACCAAATTTAAACTTTCTGGTATCTGTTTCTACACCCATTTCACCCTTCAAAAGAACGGGGTTTTGTGTATTCCAGTTGTTTTTAGTATCATTTCTTATTTGAATTTTTACATTTAATGTTGTATTACCCACGAGCTTTCCCTCCTGATACAATATCTATCTCACTATAATCATGAATTTTTACATTTAATGTTGTATTACCCACGAGCTTTCCCTCCTGATACAATATCTATCTCACTATAATCAGAGCCTACACAATAATACTTTAAATCTGTATCCGACCATCTATAAGTTCTATTTGTAGAGGTTTCGATATATATATTCTTTTCACTTCCTATATTTGGGAACTCAATAGCAGTCTCTTTTATAATTGTTTCGGCCTTTGTGTCTTTCAGCTCTTGATATTGAGCAACGGATTGTTCTTTATATTCATTAACAAGTTTAACGTATGCTTCGTAGTCCGTTGGTGTAGGCGGAGGAGTTGGAATATTATCGGCGTTATATGGTGTAGGAGTAACAGGAACCATTACTTCGTTTGTCGTAATTCGCTTAGTATCTGTAAACCCATACAATGATACTGTGAAATTAGGAGAAGTAATAACCTCCCATGGAACCAAACACACATTGCCAACAATTGGAACTGTAAAGTTTTTGTCCTCAGTCGTATTATTGAATACGGCATTCTGCGCTACTTCTTCCCAATCATATGAAAAGTCAAACATAGCATATAAATAATTATATGTACCCCCAACTACCTTTTGACAATCATTTCTAGTAAGTCTTTGTTTGTTTACAGAAAAACTAAGCATAAGTCACGTCCCTCTCTGTTCCCAGCCCTCGGCTTTGTCAATCACGACTATATCTTCGTCTTTCAAATTACCAAGACTTTTGATTTTGTCAAGCGCCTGTTTGCCATAAACCGTGTATGACAATGTGATAATGATTGCTACTATGGCTAATACGCTAACACCTTGTATACTCTCAGAATATTGTGGAGCAACATTGTATATTTCTATGAGTTTTGTAATTCCAGAAAGCCCAGCGGCAAGAATATCGACGCCGAGAACAACGCCGATATTCCTAACAACGCCAGTAAGAAGTGTTTTCCACTGGAACTCATTTGTCTTAGACGCGATAACCGAACCTAAGATACTATTGGAAAAAGCACAAAACAACATAAAGATTCCAAAAGATGATACCATTACTAAGCTATCTAATACAGCGTTTAAAATTTCATTCAACATAGCTAGGCATCCTTTCTATATGTCATTTAGGAGACACCCATTTCATACAGTTTCTGCTCAACATATGTCCTCTGTTCCAGAGTAACATACAGACACGTTACTTCTGTGGTTTCTCCTGTTTCGTGACTTGTAGTTGAAACGAGTTTCTTACCAATACTAGTCACAATGCAATAGTGACGATATAAACACTCATAAGCGACATCGCCGCCGTCTCCTGTTTTGGTGATGCGGAGTTCATCCGTTGCGGACTCGTCCGAAAACACCTTTTCGAGCGCTTCTAATGTCATTGCGCTTTCATCAATGTAAATTTCCATTTTGCTACGAATATTCGGCAATCCGCTTGGATATACCGTAGTAGGTTCAAGAACTTCATATTCTTTGCCATTTTTAAGTGTTACTTTTATCATAATTGTCTCTCCTTTAAACCAGATAACAACCGTTCATTAATATTGTTGCGTTTTTACCCAAGTGAGTAGCGCCAGATTCAACCTCTAACATCAAATAATAATTCCCATTTGGGGAGTTTATATTGAATTTAGTGCTTGCGGTATATGTTGCGTCGAATCCGTTTGCTTCTGAATAGATAAGCTGTTGAACAACATTGCCGTTTATATCACTCAATGCTACTTTAATATGGGAAAAACTGTTTGTAATATATGCTCTTAGATTAGCAAAATATATCTGTGAATATCCTATTGTGCTGAACCCACCAAGCATAACACGCCCATATCCTCGTTCTGTGCCGCCAAATGCGTCGACCTTAATGTCTGTGCCACTGTTTGTAACAGTAAAGTATGCGGCATATCCAAGGTTTTGAGTATTAGCAACAGGAGCGCCTGGATATACAGTATACTCTTTCTTCCAAACCTCAACGTTGTTACATGACACAGTTTTGCAATATGTTCCATTAAATATAACATTGCCAGAAGAAGGGATATTTGTGCCATTAAATGATAAAGCCATAATAACACATCCTTACCATGTAATTGATAAACTGGTTCCATTAAGAGCCATATTCAGTGCGTGACCGTTTATTCTTTGAACCGAAATATTTGGCCATGCGGTTCCGGCAGCATTAGAAGATGCAAGGTTAACGTATGTTTTCTCTGCATTAGCGTAAATAGCGCTTATAGAACCATCTGTCCCCGACCAGTTGTTATTGTAAATAACGATATTATTTGAGCTTCCAGCACTGGTAGAATATGTGGCATTATCAGCATATACAGAGGCGTAATACTTTCTCGCGCCGTCTTTGTTCCCGCTTCCGGTGTAGTTAAGAAACCAAGCATATGGAGAAGCAGTTTGTACTGCTATACCCATCCCTTTAATTGACGTTGCTACATTTCCCGCACTATTAGCATAAGGAACAGTTATTGTCGAAAGATTTTCACCAATTTTATTCTTTAGAACAATTGTATTGTCGGCAACGTCCAAAGAGTTCGCGTATGTCTCTGTTATTTGATTACCAAGATTATCTGTGTCAGCTTTAGTGGCATACCCAACCTTGGTGGTTCCGTTAAGTATATTTGTGAATCGTTTGAGTATTTTGCCAAATAAAATAGACAATTTATCGCCAGAAGCTATGTCAGTATCGGTAGCAGCCTCTGTAAAAGTAACAGTAACATCAGAGCCGTCGCCAGTTTTGTCAAGTTTATTGAGAAATGCTGGTGTTCTATCGGTTACAAAATCTGTCATTTTGACTTCAACTTGGCCGCCTGTTACAACAGTGAGCGGACCGGCTGTGTTGTCGAAGTCAACAGGGTCTGTGGCGTACACTTCTGGCGTAGCGAGCTGGTAGGCAACTTGTACGGGGGTGCCTGCTGCTTTTTGGGCGGCGAGGTAGGCTTTCCAGTTCGCCAGACCGCCTTCGTCGCCGGTATAATCACCGTTTGGGTTATATACTACTGCCGCACCGTTATCAGTAAGCCCGATTTTTCCTTTGCCATATGCCCCATATGGATAATGAGAACACACACCATTGACTCGATTCGCAGGCGTTGGCCATGCGGCGCTATAATCGAGATAAAACATGCCCTCGAAAATATGTGAAGCCTCCGTCCCGTCCAGCTCCACAAAATCGTTCTGGTACTCCGTCAAGCACACGTCCAGCCCGTTGGTGCCGTCGTAGGCGGCGCTTTGATAGTAGACGGTGAGGGGGTGTTCGGACAAGTGTGCTTTAAATTCTTCAACTGTTGAGTAGGCTAAATCGGTTATGGTAATCGATGATGTATTTAACAAATAGACGCCGTTTATGACGTCTATATCGTTAACGCGCATCGAGTAATAAGAATCCGATAATCCTTTTAAGGAGCGCACGGATAAACCAACTACAAAACTGTGAGAAGTATTACTACGTGCTGTCCAATTCTCGCTTCCATCCAGCACAATCCGTTTATCATAGATGCTCTTAACTCGCGTAATACACTTATCAGCAACATCACCAATTCGATGCAACTCACGCGGTATAGGCAATTGTGTTATACTACCGTTATATGGTTCATATGGCAATGCGGTTGAACCCACGTTTAACATGGGATAGAGGGTAACATTGTCAGCGGTTTGTCCAGCTCTTACTAAAACATAAAACGAATCAATTATGTCGCCAGTTGCTATATTAAAGGTTCTAGTATGTAAAGAACCATTGACTGCGAACCATTCATTATCACCATTTGCTCGTTTTATTTTTACTTCAGCTTCTGCACCAGTAAGACTAGATATACAAGATAAAGTATAGCTACCATCAGGAAGAGTCAAATTATATCCGGTATATTGAACTACCGAAGCTGACGTTGAGTTCGTCCCATTAACTGTAATACTTCTATCAGTATTTACAGTGAATGTAATACCACTTTTTGTTTCAGTTACAGCATTGTTTACAAATAAGTTATTACCACTTACATGTACGCTATCAACACCACTCATCGAAATAGGAGCCGTAGTTGTGCCCGATGTTTGAGGGTTGTTGCCATAAGCAGTAACAGAGCCAATACGATTTTCGCCAGCATATTCAACTGTCACAGGCTCTCCACTATACACAGCGGCGGCACTATTTGCCATATTAGCCACCTGTACAACGTTGCCGTTTTCATCAAGAGTAGCAATACCATTGGGCTGTGCGGCTTTTTTGCCAGAGCTTTCAATCGTTCCATCGTCAGCTATTTGTAAAATATCACCAGCTTCACCCGTTACAGTGATGGAAGAAGCACTGGTAATTCCGATAACGACAAATCGTGTACCATCATATAAACACAACACAGGGCTATTGGCAACAAAATCACCAGCTTCTACTGCTTTGAGTACACCATCAGAACCATATTTCATAACATCTTTATTCGTGGTTCCGTTGATATTGATTTGTACAGCCCCAGTGTTCTTTTGATTTAACGAAAGAACAATTAGCTGTTCGTTTTTATATCCGGGATAGTTCGCTACACTAGCAGTATATAACGAACCAGAAGAATATGTGCCTTTTACAACAAATGCTGATGGTGTAGCATTTATGCTATCAATAGCATCAGAATGTTGTTTAAGCACAGTATCTATAACATAAAAGTTACTTGTACTCTGACTGCCAGCGGTGGCAACACGGAAATCCAAGAACCTTACATCAGTGTCAGTGCTGCTATACACTGAAAAGCTATAATTTGGCGTTGTAGCCATTATACCACTCCTTTTTCATTTCTTTACCATGTTGCCGTTGTTCGTGGCAATAACAAGGTGCGGCTTATAAGTATAATTATTATGACATAATAAAATCCAATTCTCCAAGCGTACTACCGTCCATCTCACCAAGCGTTTTTGGGTCTAGTTCACCAAGTAATCTAAATCTACCAACTAATGGCTGTGCTGTTATTTTCAACATTACTGGTATGGTTGTGGTAGCCTTGACAAGCATTTTCATACTTGCTACAATATTGCTTGTCATGGTAATAGTAATGAGATTTGATACTATCGACTTGAAAGAGACAATTAAATTGGTTTTTATCGGGGTAACTTTATTTGCCATTAACATTCTAAGTTTGACACGATTAGCTACTACTGAAAACAAATATTGTGTCTTAATAGTAACCTTTGACAGTAACTTAGCTTTCAAAGAAGATATAATCTTTATTGTGTTGATGTTGTTGAACAGCAAAGTTACCAGTCTAGGAAACGTAGCTGCTATTATTGTAAATGAACGCTTGGCATTGGCATATATTTTGAACGGCTTCATTAAATCGCCTCCGTTCTAGAATTACACAAGCTGAATCTTCATTGAGTTAATAGCAAACAAAAGAATCGTAGCTGTCTGAACCGTTCTAGGAGTAGTCAAAGCATCGTAATAAAGTATGTTGCCACCGCCTGTTGTAGCTGAATCAGCAATAAATACATGTGTGATAGTTCCCCACGCCGTTGTGCTTTCTGGGAACTCAAACTGTACCTTATTCTGTACGATACCGCCAGTAGAATCTGTGAAGTTTGTTTTGTTATTTGTGACTGCTACTCTCTGGTATCCGCCACCAGTCGGCTCTGTAACACCAGTACCAGCCGCATTTATAGCAGTAGTAGAAAGCCCAATATAATACGTACCGTTCGGCGTAAACGATGTAGAGCCAAACAGATAGTCATTGAGTCTATTGGCCTGATAAGTTGTAATAGCCAAAGAAATCACTCCTTAGTTTATTTATAGGTTATAGTATATGGGCTAGAGCAATACTAACCCATATACTGTGAAATATTTATTTTCATGCTCTGATTTTTGGAATAATTGTGATAACGCCCTGCTGATATACATACTCGTCGCCTTTGTAGTCTACAAGAACAGGCTGTTGTATGAATTTACCAGACAGGTTTTCAGTATTTGAACTACTAAGTTTTACAACGAAGTTATTACCGCCAAATATTTCTCCCGGCAAATCTAAAACGGCCACGTCGGGTTGTCCTACATAACACAACCTCCAACGCGCTGTTGAACTGCTCAAATCCAAAGGAGTTCCATCCTTATAGAAATAAGAAAATTCAAGCGTTTCAGAGTCGCCAGCAATCATGGCAAATTCACCTAGCTGATTAACTTCTATACAGAATACGCCATTAGCCATTATACTCTCCCTCTTTCAAGTCTGGCTCCTTTAGTTGATAGTTGTCGCATTCGACAAACAGTTCTTCAATAACATTCATAACACCAGCGACAATAGCGCAATTCTGTTTGCCGCTTACTTGAATAGTGTTAAGAGCATTATATATAGATTGCAATTTTTCTTTCATTTTCCGGTTCCTCCGTTATAATATAGTCAATAAAATTGAAATTTCAAGGACGCGCAGCAAGCTGGACTAATAGAAATTTTGTGTCAAATATAGTTTTACAACCGCTTCCAGTTGTGACATATGTTAATTTCAAAGAACAAACATTTGAAGTTACATACACAAACTGTATATCATCAATGACAGGTTCAGTTGGTGCGTGGGTTATTAGCGGTTGACAACAAATCATCCGCTTACAACCCAACCAGAACCACCATATGTAAGTCCTACAACTACTTTTTCTTCGGAATATGTTGGTGTGCCGCCTGAACTTATGCTGGAAACATATCTAATAGTATGTGTTTGTATGCCGGTCACAAAGGTCGTAAAGCTCCAACCAGCAGCTCTACCTTGAAATTTCAAATTTGTGAGGTCAAGGTTCGCGATAGTAGCATTTGTAGCGTTAAGCTGCTGAATTGTAGCCGCATTTGCTGCTAGTGTGTGTACATTAGCCAATTCTACGTTCATTTCGTCAACAAATGCCTTAGTAGCGTACAAAGTGTCTAACTTAGCAGACGTTACAGAACCATCGGCGATATTTCCAGTTTTAATTTGGTCGCCAAGGTTTGAAGCATAAATTCTTCCATTAAACGTAGCAGAGGTTGGTGTCCACGAAAGTAGACTCAATTTTCCATATCCATTAGACGCAATATAGTCGCCACTAGCTGTATTATACAGTCTATCAGTACCTATTTGCCATCCGCCGATAGAACCACTTGTGGCAGTTATTTGGCCATTAATCACGAGGTTTCCGTTTGTATCAACATAGAACTGATTAGCCCAGTTAGAGCTTGTATTCGGCCTTGTCTGTATGCTAATTCCATCAGTTGGGTTTAATTTAATTTGGCTTTTACCATTGTCTGATACAATAGTAAAAGAAGCATTATTGAGTACAGCACCGTTGGAATCCAATACGAAGTTGTTGTTGTCATTGGCTATAATAAGCTGATTACCAGCAAGTATTTTACCGACCAGTGCGTCGCCAGCAACGCCAAAAATCTTCTGCCCATTCAAATCAATCTCGCCCAACGCCAGTCTAACCGTTTGCCAGTTATCAGACGTAAAAGCAAGCGTGTTTGATGTAAGCCATACTTGATTCGGGTTGTAACTACCATTGTCCATCATGGTGCGTCCACGCAAACCATTTTGGTTTATCAGTATCTCTTGGTTTGTAGCATTAATAACGTTATTCTTTGAAGTATCAAGCGCCGAATTAATGAAGTCCGAAACAGTGTTGTTCATTCCACTGTTTACATATTCACCCCATTTACCAGCATCAAACTTGACGCTAGAACCTGCTTTAATAGCATCACCGAACAAATCTCTAAACGTATACGCGCCAGAATCCAGTCTATAACGATTACCAAACACTAATGAAAAGTTTGTTGGGTCGTCAAGTTGAACATTAAGTTCAAGCAAAACTGGCGTTATACGCTGTCCTTCGTCTTTTTCAATATTGACAATACACCCAAGTTCAAGTTGTGAACTAAATTTTTGAAACTCCTTTAAGAATAAAAAGTTTACACTGTCAACTGTAAACTCAAAACGCGGCTGTGCTACTCTTGAAAGTACATATTGTCCTTGTGTATACAAAGACATAGCTACGTCTTGAATTTCACTATTATCCATTTCAGTCGTTGTAATGAAACTCTCATTTTGATATGTATTTTCAATGGTGTATGTTTTGAGTTCATTGTATTGCGCTTCTGTGAAATTATTTGCGAAAGACAAAGAGTCATTAATCTGTTTTAAAGAGTTGTTTATGGTTTCAAGTTCGCCATTTATACCAGTAATCTTGTTCTCTTGGGCTGTTACAGCCGCATTAGCCGCGTTCAGCTCATTAACTTTAGCAGTATATTCAGGTGTATTCTTGAGGTCGCCCTCAATCATAACCTTTACAACACCCTCAATTGTGTCTCGCTCTGTTTTTAAGTCCGCTAAATCAGATTTTGCCGTTACTAACTCATTGTTTTTATCTTTATATTGTGTCAATAAGTTGGCATATTGTGGTTGCTTTGCCGTTATAGCTGCTTCCCATGCTTTGATAGCGTCTATTAAATCTTGATTCATCCACTCAGTCGTAGCAAAATAGCTATAATCATATATTGTATTGCTACCAAGTGGGTTTACTGCTGATATACCAAGATTATTGCCACCATACACACTCAAAGCAGTAACAATTTCATCTGATTTTTCAGATATATCAATGTTTTGAATAAGGTTATTGTAGCTTAATATAATATCGGTGTTCTTTATTAGATTCTGTAATGTGTATGCGGATACTGTTCTGGTAAAAGAATCAAACAAGAACACACATTCATATGAGTTTTCGACGTCATTCATCAAAAATTCATATACCGTACTATCTGGAATCTCAAATGTACGATATAGATTCCACAAATCAGCATCAATTTGTCCGATTGTCCAGTTAGACGTTGAAAGAATCTTGCCCATCAATGTATTTTCGACGTTGAGTGGGTCATAGAATTTATAAGTTCCATCAAATAGATTTAACTTTTTAAACGCAAGTTCTGTTTCCAAAGAATATGCTGTTACAGTTTTCTGTTTAACGATACCATCGTCAGTTTCATTTACTTCTGTGATTAAGAAATAACCAATATCATCAATCAGAATAAGTTTCTTACTTAGAACTCTGTCATAATACGGAAACACTTCTCCATCAATCAAATATGGAATGGTTATATGAAACTCCGACATTTCGTTGAATCTAAGTGAGAGTTCATGCGTATGACTTTGGTTCAAAAAACAGATTTGTTCTTTATTTGGATTACACAGCCTTATTACATAACTTTCATGTTCTCCAAAATAGTTGAATTTTTGTAACATTATATCCTCCTTTCTGGTTATTATCCGCTTACTTTCCTTGCGTTCTGATAGTCTATTGTTATATCGTCTACGCTTCCGATAACTTGTAGCTTATTGAGGCCGGGAACTAGTCTAGGAAGTATACCAGTCATATTCCCCACTCTCAATAATCCTGTACTAGACGTAATCAAATACCTACTACTATCTATTGTAAGTGTTTCTTTTGGAGAAAGTCCCGTAAAAGTACATCCTTTGTTGTTATCGGTTTGATTAAGCAACTGAAATTCATCTTCAGAACTAGATAATGTTACTGTGAATGTAGGTAGCATATAATAATTATCGTCTGATATATTATTGAATGTAAAAGTACCTTCAACATCAAACGGGCCATAGGTGGCCGACTTTGGATATTCCCAAGCCCATGGAGCATCACATGTAACATCGCATTTAAAAGTATAAGCAAAGTTTCCCACAGTTGTAATTGTGGGGTTATTCAATATACAATTGAAATATACAGATTCCATGTCGCATTGCATTATTTGTAACTTTTTATATGAGTTATGTCCAAACAACCATTTTTGTATAGATTGTTGCTGCAATGCGTCAACGGGTGTTAAACTAGCAAAACTTAGGCTGAATGTTAGAACGGGTGTCTGTTGTACACCAAAGAAATATGGTTTTGCTCTCCTGTATATTTCTTGCGTGTATGGCTCAACAGAGTTAGAGCCGGTATTTTGTAACACACCGGCTCCTCCCTCACTAATCAAAAACAGGCCGTAAGTTTCACTTGGGATTCCGTCAAAAACGAATGACCTAGCCCAAAATGACATTAACCCACCACCTTAGATTGGAACAACACTTGTGTTCCTCTTGTATCCTCCCCTAAACATTGTCTGGTTAATTTGCTTGACAACATCTTTAGTAATATCTTCAATTCTTGGAACAACAGAAGAATCAAGATTCCCCTGTACTTCAATGTTGAGAAGATTTCCAAAAGACATTGAGCCAAGACTACTCGCACCAGTCGATACAATATCTGGAAGAATTTTATTCATAAATCTATTTTGCTGTTCTTTTGTTATGAACGCCTCACCTTTGAGCGCCTTTATAAATTCCTCATTACCTTTAAGTCCACCAACGAATCCGGCGTCTAAGCCAGTGTGATAAGGTTTAACACCATACACCAGATTCTTCTTTGTAATACCCTCAAATTTTTGCCAGTAATAGTTTTTAGGGTCGGGAATATAGCCCCACACCCTTTGCGCCTCTTCAAGGCTTAACGCGCCGCTAATAGGTTTCGTTGTACCAGTTTTATAAATATAATATTTAGGAGTTCTATCAACGACTGGACTGTTTGCCGGACGCATAGCGGCCATACCAACGCCAGAATTTCCAGAGCTAGGGCTAGATGGTGTATAGCTACTGCCACCACCCAAAGAAGCGGCTCTACTTGCTGACTCATAAGCCCTGTCACAAGCCTCTTTATACTCGTTGACTTTCCCTATCGCACCGTTCCATGCATCAAGGACGGTTTTGTCCAGACTATCGCCGTAGGCTCTATTGTATTGAATAAGGTCATTGAACAAGGCTTCGCTACGTTCGTTTATAAGACGAATTGCTTCCGCAGTGATTTCGCCAGTCTTATCGAGGTATCTATCAATTTCGTCAATTTGCCCGTTGATATATTCCTCAAAACGCCGTTCTTCTCTATCAAGAGCGTCTTTTTGCTGGTCGATAGAGTAATCGTGTTGGTAATCCTCTAAATCACGTTTAGCTTCTGCTAATTCTTCTTCAAGTTCAAGACGTTTCTTTGTGCCCTCAGCGCTTGTATCAAATTGAAGTTCTGCTATTTGAGCCTCAAGAGAAGAAATATTCTTATTTTGGTCCTCGACTTCGCGTTTATGGTTGTATTCGTCGTCTTGTAAATCAAGCAAATCTTTCTGGGCATCAATAACCTTTTTATAACCATCAAGCTGCTCTTTAAGAGCTTCTTTTTCAAGCTCTTTTTTCTTTTTGAGCATCTTGATTGTCATTTGCAATAAGTCATTATATGCCTTTTCGGCTTCGCTTTGTTGCTTAGATGCAGAACCACCAGATTTTGCTGCGTCTTTAGCAGCAGAACTTATTTGTTTATATCCGTCAAGCCTTAATTTTATTGATTCATCATATACGTTATTAAGTCCCTGAATAGCATTGTTATAAGAGTTTACAACATTCTTCAAAGCATTAAGTTCTGAGGTGGGCAGAAGTGAACCACCATCTGGTTTCAATGCCCCATTAGCAGCCTTAATAACGTTGTCCATCGTCAATGCCTGTGATTTATAGAACTGTGCCCACATTGACGAAATTCTCTGAAGTAAATCAGTTTCTATCTTTTCTTTTGACTGAGCATATGTGCCATGATTGCCAATATCAATACCGTAATCAGCGGCAAATTGTTGCATTAAAGCCGAATCCATTGTAGACAACAAACTATAATAGTTTTGTTGCATTTTCAATTTGTTTATGATATTAGCATAGGCATTTGCTTCGTCATCCTGATAGGCCAACTGTAATTCCGACAACACATCTTCTGTTGAAGCAAGCCCAAGAAGATAGTTTGTTACAGCTTCATTAAGCGTAGGATATCTTGAAACAAGTTCATCTAGGGTTTCAATTGAAATAACTCCAGTGTTTGCTACTTCTTCATTGACAGATATAAGGTTATCATATGCGGATTGTAAGCCAGAAACCTCCGATGTAATTCTGATTAAGTCATCTCCGGTTTCACCAAGCTCATTGGCAACATTACCCATTGCTTCTGACAGAGCTTCTGCTGTGATTCCAGCTTTCTCCATCATTTCAGCGAGTTGTTTATCAGTGTCAGTTAGTTCTAGCCCGTAAGTGTTCGCTTCAGATATACGCTTGATGTGTTCAAGAAATACTTGACTTAACTCTTGTTGTCTCTCTTGTAATGCCTCGTATTCTTCAAGAGACTTGCCATTTGAGTTATTAAGTTGGTCTGTGACTTCCTTATATTCCTCAATATTGCCAGTAAGTTCCTCAATAGCTACGTTGTATTCAACAACCGGAGCTTTGTTTGGAATTGGCAGGCCCAATTCGTTGACAGGGTTTTGAGATGACATAAATGCCGCCTCTTTGGCTCTCGCCCAGAACCCTTCGCCGCCACGCTCAACATCTTTTGCCGCAGAATTATAGACGTTCTGTCTATCACGCTTTTCACGCGCTTCAAGAATACCTTCTTCAGCCTTTAATACTTCTAAATACTCTTTTTCAGCTTCTGTAAGTTGCTCAACTTCGGCTTTTTGCTCAAGAGCATTTCGTTTATCACTTACTTCTTGAAGCTTAGACTGTGTTTCAGCAAGTATATCTTCGTATTCTTCTGTTGTCGTTATTAAAGCGTCAAACGCAGCAACAATAGCTGTAATCCCAGCCAATACAACTGCCACTTTGACAAACGGAGAAGCCCAAAGGGCTGCACCAGCTATATTTATAGCATCTTTACCTGCTAATACTCCGTCTTTAAACGCCGAAAATGTTGAAGTTAATACTTTTATGGTTTTATTTCCGCTACCAGCAATTTCAGAAAAAACTTTTAAAGCGCCCGACACTTTTTCAGTGTCTTTAGCTATATTTATGGCACTTTTAAGTTTTAAGAAAATAGCAACAGTAGCCAAAACAGCCGAATTGACTCCTCCAAGCTTATCTATAAGCCAAGATATTCCCTCTACAAGCCGTGTTATTGCTTTAATAACGAGGTTGATTACGTTTACAATTTCTTCGCTATACAACAAGTCCTCAACAGCGGCTTTTAGCTTGTTCAGGTTCGCTTCGATGCTTTCGAGATAAATCGACATCTTGTCCATAGCCATGCCTTCGGAATTCAAAGCCGTAGTTGACAATGTAACCGCTCTATCCCAGTTTTCCATCAACGTCAAGAATGTCTCACGCTGGCGCGTACCGGCGACACTTGTAGCAACCCAGTTTTGTTCTACGTTGTCAAGTTTCGTCCACTTATTAGCGAGTTCACTAATAACATCATACATATTACGGAACTCGCCACTAGAATCTCTAAGCTTTATATTAAGCCCGTTAAATACTTGTTCAACGTCGTTAAGAGGCTCGCCTAAGTCGTCTGTCATTTTACCAGCAGCAACGTTGGTAAGACGAGAAAAAATTGTTTTGAAGCTGTTACCGACAACACTAGCGCTACGCCTTGAAGCCTCAGAAACAGCGCCAACCATGCCAAGAAGTTGTTCAAACCCAACACCATTAACACGAGCCATGTTAGCGGTACTTTGGAGGGCAACAGCAAGTTCTTCAACGGAAGTAGCTGCAGCCAAGTCAACCGCCGACATAGCGTCAACAACATGCATTGCTTCATTTGCTTCTTTTTTGTACCCGTTAAGTGTAGAAGTAAGAAGCTCTGTCGCCTGTGAAGATTCGATAGCGCCAACTTTTGACAGAATCATTGAAGATTCAAGAAGCTGGTTTGTTTCGGCTACGCTCTTGCCCTGTCTCCATTATATTACTCAAATAAATCGCTAGTTTATTTGAGATTCAAATTCACATAAATCATATATCACAAAATCTTTTTCTGATAAATCGGATAATATTTTATCTTTTAATTTCAATAAAGTGTTTTTGGCTGGCAAACTTTCCCTGTTATGGACAATTCTCGCAATCTTGTACCCGCTCGATAACAGATATTCGTTCCTTCTATTTTCTCTTTCAGTAAACTCTTTTCGAGAAATTGTTCCTAGACGCACACTTAAATCATGTCCTGTGTCATCATACTCTATTATAATATTATCGTTCAACATCATATCGGCAAAATATTTTCCTATTGGAACATTTAGTTTTGCTCCGTACAATTCGGAAATTTTATTTTGATTTTTGCTAGTAAAAACTTCTTCACCAGAATGATTCTGAACATAAGAATCATGGGCTTTATTCCATATTCCCTTGTTCTGTAACGGAAAATCACATCCGAATTTTTTGTTGTTATTTTCAATCATTTTCCGTTCTACTTCTGGATTTCTTAATGAACATTTATTGCCATACTTCAATAACGACGATTTAATCATTTTATACGTTTTACATTCTGAACAACAAATATCGTCTTTTGTCTCTAGATATCTGCGATATGGCTTTTCAAAAATCTTACCACAATAATTACACTGAACCTTTATTTTTGTACCAGCACCATACGGCAACTCTTTAGCAGTTATGTTTATATAAGTGTTCAGCGGGACATCATATCCAAGAGATTTAAAATGTTCATAATTAAAATTATTAACTCTAATTCTAATTGGCTGATTATCTATGTCCATATTTCCTCATGTTGTGAATTTGAATTTGCTTATAGTTTCCTATAAGAATAGACTATATCATTTAGCAACAATTTGCTGCTAACCTACTTTTTCGGGGTAAGCGATTCCCCTACTCTACTCGGTTATATCTTTCGATACCCTTTCGATAGTCGTTGAACGTTCTGCTTATAAAGCAGCTTCGCTGCGGATTATCCAATGTTTAACGTTTTTACTTTACCAAACACATTACTGTTTGCCAATATAATATCACTATTATATTTTAGTAGTTAAACCTCTAAGGAACTTCCCGCAATTTAGTAGGTTTATAGTGGTCTTGACATATAAGTTAAACCACTCCGCCGCTCCATTGGCAACTTCAGTAGTGGTTGCCCCAAGCTCTTTGGCCATTTGGCTATATTGATGTGCTAATTCAGCCGTTTGTTCAGCGGTTTCACCAGTAACCATCTGAACGTCAGTCATTGCCGTGTTCAATTCAATCACGGCATTAATAGATTGACGAATAGCTGTGGTCATGGCGTTCATAGCATTATTAACCAAACCATAGCTCATAAAGTTATTAAAATAATCTTTAAAGCTAGATTTAAGTTTATCAACGAGTGTTAATTGCTCTTTGCCTTTGGCATTCGATTCAGCAATGGCTGTTTTTACACGCTGTTCCGCCAATGCTCTATTATTAGTTGCCTCTGTGAGAGCGTCTGTGCCAGTCATTCCTTTTTCGAGCAAGTCGAGCTTTGTTGTGAGCATTAATATTTCTTGTTTAAGCTCATTCACATAGCTTTCAACGGCCTGATTGGACTTTTGTGTGCTTGATTCAACAGATTTTTCTGCGTCGGCTAATTCAATCTTACGCTTTGTAATCTGTTTTAATACTCTTGAATATTCTTCTAAATCTTTAATACCCTGTTTTTCAGAAGCGACAGAACCTGCGGCCTTTGCTGTTGTAGATGATTCTTGAAGCCCAGAGGCCGCTTTCTTTTTAAGCTCATCAGTAGCGTTCGCCGCATTTGTAATTTCTGTTACTTGCTGTTTCCACAAGTTTACCTGCTCTTGAAGTGCGGTAATTGTTTCGCTACTGCTATGATAAGCCTGTGCTTTTTCAAGTTTTGTCTCAGCGACAGTTAAGTTTGACAATGCAACTTCAAGGTCGTCAAACGCTTTCTTTTGCTCAATAGCACCCTGTTCTGTTTTGGCATTATCTAATTTATCAGAAAGACGCTGTATTGTTCTATCGTCTGTGGCATTTACACCAAGAGAAGATAAGGAGCTTTCAGTCTTTTTAATTTCTTCTTCAATAGAATTTAAAGACGCTTCCCAATACTTCTTATATGTGTCAGCACCCGTCTTAGTGGCGTTATTTATATTAGTCTGCGTCTCAATGGCTGTCCTGTAAAGACTCTTTAGCTTTTTCTCAAGAGTGTCCATAGATTCTATATAGTCTATTGACACGGTTGGCTTAGACCACTGATTAGCAGAGGACTCTTTCTGCGTAACACTATATTTTACGCCATTCTGCGTAAAACCGGAAGTGAGAGTCTTTAATTTAGTAGCTTCGTCTATGGTTACTTTTAAGTTTCTTTGGAACTCCTTTAGAACACTATTATCAATTTGCGGAACAATTTTTAAATCAGAACTTTTGAATATTGTTTTGATTCTTTGTATATCCTTTTTAGCGCCGCTCTCGTCAATTCGAGAACCGAAAAGAATATCAATCCTTTTTGCCATTAACTCTCACCACCTTTACCTATTTAATTTAACTGATATTGTATTCTCAATAGTATCAAAATCTGGCACTTCTCTGTCGATTCCATCCAATGCCGCTTCTACTTCGTCAATTGTAGTTTGAATCATTCCAACAGGCTCGCGTTCATAGAGAAGTCGGCCATTAACATATGTATGGAAACCTGTTTCTTCAAAGCCCTCAATAAGTTCTTCAATAAACTTTTCGCCTGACCAAGTAGCATGTTTGCCCCACATACCACCGGATGGAGGATACGCCGTAATCTTATCTAAATCGAAACCAACTTCTGCTTCAAAACCATCAATGGTTTTTTTTGTGGACGTTCCTCCGTTAAAACCGGGGCCAACAACAGAATTTAACAATTCCATTGTCCTGTCATAAACTTTTGGAGTGAAATCTCTATATATCAGTTCTGCGGTGTTCTTTTTTAGTCTTTTAGCTGTATCTTTGGCAATTGCTGTGGTAAAACCTTTGGCTCCTTTTTCGAGATAAGCCATAAGTTTATCTTCGTCGTCTATAAAGGTTTTGCCACCAGTAGATATATATTTAGCCAAAAGAACACCCCTTTCTAACTCTTTTTACTTCTTCCCATCTTCCGCACTAAGTCTCTTTGCTTTACGAATCAATGCTTCTGCTTTTTCTTTTTCGATAGCTTCATTCATAATTGGGTCGTTGAAAGCGAGGAGTTTAGTAAGTCCCTCAACAATACTTTTATCCCCAACAACCTCTTTGAGTTCATTGATGGCGCTCTTAATCTCGTCGCCGTTGGCACTTCTAAGAATCTGTGTAACAACAGTCATATCATTAATGCCCATTGCCGATTTGATAAATTCGCTCATCTTTGTACAATCCCAATCGCATTTTTTACGAATAAAATCAAATACGCCACAGCTCATTAGCGTGTCATAGTTGTCAAATGTTTTATCATCATCTTCAACTTCTATGTTCGTATACTCAAACAATACTTCAAATTTCCACTTAATCTCATACTCTGTTTCCAAAAGTATAGGGTCAAGAAGCGAAGCATCAAGCATGCTTACGCCAAACATATATTTACGACAAATCGTGCCCTTTTCAAGAATAGGAATATATGTGCGTACTTTTATCTTTTTGCCAAAATCCTTTCCGGTTTTTACATCCTCAAGAATCTCTTTGAGCTTAATATTTTTGTCCATAAAATTCACCTTTTATACCTCAACGGCTCGTTTGAGCTTTTCTAGCCCTTTCCATTTTTTGTCTTTGGCGGTCATATCATTATAAATATTAAACATATCCGAAGAACTCCAACCGAATATTTCAACAACTAGCTCTTGTTCAAGCCCTATCTTTGCTAAATATGTACAAAGATAGTGTCTGAAAGCGTGTGCGTATAAATCGACTGGACTATGTGATGTGTTGCTCGGCTCTTCCTCCGTCAAATACTTTTCCCAGTTCCTAATCCAAACCCTCGCGGTATCAGGAGTGGCTGGACCACCATCCCTTTTAATGAATAAATGATTATGAGAAACACCAAGTTCTTTCATAATCTTTTCACGTTCCTCAAGCCATTTTACATAATATGGTTCAAATGGTGCCTTGAGTATATATTTATATAATCCCTTACCGAGTTTTCCCCTGCCCTTAGTTTTTATTTCTTCGGATGTTTCAATAAACAAATCTTCATATGCCAAATTATTCAAATCAATTAAATCGGTTGTAAATCTAAATAATTCACTTATTCTAGCACCTGAGAAACAAGCAAGAGCAAGCAAACATGCTTGTTGAGGATTCTTCTTAGATAAATAATCTAACAGATTCTGAATCTGAACATCGGTAAGAATTGTTTTCTTTCTTACATTTGCCTTCGGTTGCTTTTCTATTTTTCTTACCTGATTTCTAAAATCAGGATAATCGTCGTCCAATACATTTTCAATAAATGTACTTAGACTGTTGAGTGAACTCCAAACGTTAGCATATCTATTTGGACTCCACTTCAATTCCGAAGAACCATAGTCAAAGAAATCCATCATTTCAGATTTTCTAATATCTGTGAAGAATTTGTTGTCGTTGTTCAGAAGATTCCAGCAAAAGAATATATTAAAGTTTGACTGATATACTTTTACTGACGCCTCTGACCTTTTCGTGGCAAAGTTTCTCAAGAATCTTTCTACAAGCCGTTTGTTTTTATCATTTATCTGTGAGATAAGGTCGTCGTTTGTAATAACCTTTTTAAATGTCTTTCTGGCCATGGTTTCACCACCTTTTCCTTTTATTTCCGTAAAAATAAGGGAACACGTCTAACGTGTTCCCTTATTACCATTAAAATCTTGTTGGTAATTCTAAAAGTTCTTCTACTTCCTCTTTCGCATAGCTGTTGCCGCCCATTGCGACGTAAAGCTCCCATGCTTTTGCTACGTCACTCTTTGCTCTGGCCGTGATATACCCAAGTGGCATAAATTCATGATATATGTTATCTATTTGCGCTCTAAGGAAGAAGATGTCTCTTTCAGCAGCTTTCTCTGTATATTCTTTGTATCGCTGTACATGGGTATCAAGAGACTTACTTATATTCTCTATCGCTTTTTCTCTATCTTGGCCTTTCTCTATTTCAACTTCTAGAGATTTATTTACCTTGTCAATCTCAAGATTTTTCTTCAACCATTTAACTAGAAAATTTCTTGACTTTGGAATTATAAGAGCAAAAAACGCCATTAAACCAGTCAAGTAACCAGCAATTTGAGAAAGCTCTTTTAAAATATCTATCACCGGAACCACCCCCTATATTGTTGATAAAACATAACGATTATTACGTTACTTCTGATGTACCAACAATAGCGGTTCCAATGCTCGGAGAAACATATCCAACAACCGCCGAGACAACGATAGCGCGTCCAACAACTACATCGTCTCCCGGCCCCTCTCCACCGCCTGATTCGGTGTTGAGATTATTAAATCCTCGAATAATGTTATAATAAATTACACGGAAACCATATTGAGGTAACATAATATCACCCCATTAATATGAAATAGTAATATTATATGCTACTGCTGTATCAAACACTACCGAGAAAACTCCACGAGCATCAAAAGTAAGACCAATATCTGGCTCTACCAGCACAGGATTTCGTCCATTAATACTAACCTTTGTTGCTGCTTTAACCTGAATAGCCATTGTGCCAACCGAAATTGGCGCGCCCAAATCTTTGTTAATGTCATTTGCCCTAATCTCGGCCACCATTGCCGGGATGATATTTTCATTGGGAGTTGCTGTAATATCAAAATATCCGTATCCAGCAGGTGTTCCCGCCACAGTAATAAACATCTAATCCCTCCTTATTTAACCCTTACAATTTTGCTATTATCAAAAGCGTCGCCTATATATTCAATTTCTACTATACCAGTATAAATTCCTTTTATAAAAACAGAACAGATAGCGCCATTGCTTTCATATGACACAGAAGTTAAGTTTTTAGAGGGCTTTGAGTAATTTACCTTAGCAATAATTTTCTTAGTTTTTGGAGTTGCTTTTCTAGGCTTCTCGACTACCTCAACATCCTCCAAAACAACCTTATCTTTGTCCATTCTTATCACCATCTTTCTGACTATTTTCAAATTCATTTTTTGTACGACAACCGTACTTATTGTAATTATCACTCATAATTGGTTTCTTGAGTGTTGGACAATATCTCCACAATCCACAAGTTTTGTTGTCCAATGTACAAACTAAGTTCTTATGTAAAAAATCAGATTTATCTACCGCATATGGGCACATGTTAATCACCCTTATGTAAAAATATGGGACTACTCAATATGAGTAGTCCCATAAACAATTAAACCGTTGGAGTAGTTGTAACAGTGATAGTAATTTCACTCGCATCAGACAAGGTGGCCTTACCACCAGTGATAGCGCCAGACTCGTCCTTATAAAGCTCAATTGCTGTTACAGAGGCACCAGTCGCACCAGTAGCACCTGTTGCACCCGGTTCACCCTTGGCACCAGCAGCACCCGGTTCACCCTTTAAATTGCTAAACGCAAAAGCAAACACCTTTGCTGTATCGTCACCTGTTGCTGTAATTTCAACAGCAGGCGTACCAACATTAGCATCTACCGTAGCGGTAGGCGTACCAAAACCAGCCGCCGCACCAGTAGGGCCTGCTGGGCCTTCTGGCCCAACTTGCTCGTTTTGTACACCAGTTTCAAGATGATTTAAAAGTTCGGCGGTAATGACATCACCGTTTTTCCAAACAGTAGGTGTATATGCCATAATTATCAGCTCCTAACTATCAATTAGCCACCAGTAACAGTCACATTGGCAACTGCTTCAATACCGGCCTTATTCTTGATAGCAACTGTAATTGTGGTATTGCCAGCAGCCTTACCCGTAACAACACCTTCAGCAGTAACCGAAGCAGTAGCATCGGCGGCAGAAGTAAACGTTAAATCCTCATAAGGCGGTTTAAACGCGGCACCAGCAACAGGCAGAGCGTATACGCTAAGTGTCTGTGTTCCAGATGGGGCTGTAAGCTCAACATCACTGTCCTCAATTGCCAGAGCGAACACGTTGTCATACCAAGAAGCACCCGCGATTTGCTCTGTAATAATAGCATAGTATCCACCCTCAGAGCAATCCGCCGACGGATTATCAAGAGCAGAACCAGCAATCGGAGAGTTGGCAACACCAGTCGCTGACATAGAGATTTCCATAGAGCCATTAAACCGGAAGCGAGGAACAAGAATCTGAACATTGCCCACCTTAGAAGAACTGTTTACATCATTCTTGTCACGTCCGCCACCACGATACAGACTTGCTTTCATAACAAGCGTAACTTCGCTCGGAATAAAAGACGAAGAAATCGTAATCTGACGAGCTGCATTGTCAGTGTTGACATACTTAACACAATAAACATCACCCTCAGCGGCACCGGGAACGGTGAAAGCCTTGTCAGTAAATGTCACTTTTGTATAAGCGTCGGAACCGGGCTTTGCAACCCAGCCGATTGTGCCGTATCCCTGATAGTCAGCAGGTGTATCAGCAATAGTACCAGCACCACCAGCAGCCAGTGTAACCTGCTCTGATGTAAATACATCAGAAATCTGCTGAATCGCAGAACCAGTTTGGAACGCAAGGTACTCAAGTTTGAACATTGTGTCCGTAAGGCTAATATCAAACGTGCTTGTATGATAGTATTTACCTAACAACTTAGCACCGGGGCCACCACGAACATCTTCTGCTGTCGAACCTATTGTGATAGAAGAATCGAGCAGAGTATTAGCAGTGGCTACAATCTGGTCGCCCACAAGCATATCGACTGTTGCGGCACCAGCGAGAAAATATCTTGCCATATAAGTTTCCTCCTTATTTATTTGCACTATTTAACTTATCTTTAAATTGAGAATAATCAATAACGCTATCTTCAATACCTCTATTATCCTCAATCAAATAGTGTGTTATCTCTTGTTTGAACTCAACAAAGCCAGATAGACTAGCTTGTTTAGCAATAGTATAATGAAGTTTCTTGTCGATTAACTCTAAAGCAATATGGAACTTCCTTATTGTCATGTTTTTAACATCTTCTAATGTTAATGAACTTCCGATAACTACTGCCATTTCTTGTTTTTCTATGTCACTTGGAGTTTTCCCTTTATTCCTAATTTCATCCGCCTTTTTTAAGTCCTCGGCCAATTCCGGGTTTATATATTCTTCTTTATAATCGGGGATGTTTTGACAAAGTACAAATTTTCTGAACCTTTCAAATTCTTTTTTATATAGCCTAACTCCGTCTATTTCGATGAAACTCTTTTTCTTTTCATCTACACCATATCCAAAGCTCATACCGTCTTTGTTTGTAACCAACAAAAAGAGTTCTTGTAAAAACAACTCTGTTAAATTTGGTCGTCCCGGTTCTTTTTCTTCCTCGTCTTTTTGAGCTAAATACAGGATATAATCTAAATATGACATAGAAATTACTTTTGGGTCGTTTGTCGCATTTTTATTCATTTTAAGAATAGAAGAACAAACATTAAATGTGATATAATCACGCATTTTAACGGGGTATAAAGTCAGCCCATCAAAAAGCTCAACTGGCTCATCATTCAAAACTTGTTGTCTATACGGAAGAAGAATATCGTCAACCATAAGTGTTTGGCTCCAATTCTCCGTAGTGGACAGACATGGTTATTTGACAACCATAGAAATATCTATTATTAAAAATGCTAAATCTGGCACCATCATACATAGCCTCTCTAGCATCGAAAAATAATTTACCTACTCCGTCTATCTCCTGTCCGTTGAGTGTCTTTAATACTTCTTCAACCATCAACTCAACCCGGCTTTTACCTCCATCTATATTAACCAACTTAGTGTGTGTGATACAATCAATATTCAAATCAATTGTAGCCAAACTTCTATTTTTGGGGTTTATAGTAAGCGCATAAATCCTTAATTGACTGGTTTGTTCGGTAAATGCTTCATCTACAAACGGGCTTCTATACACATTATAGTGTTCAGAATCTCCGTTTCCGTCATAAATCATTTTCCTTTTTTCTTCCAGCGTAAGGTTGGGTTTCGATAGAGCATCGGGGGTGTCATATTTCAAGAGCTTCCAGATATCTTCATTTTGTACCATTAAATAAGCCAGTATGTTATAGCACAAGTTTGAAAATTCTGTGAATTTGTTATAGGCCAACCTTTCCATATCAAAAACTGGCATCAGTATAGCCCCCTCAAATCTATGGTAATTTCTTTTTCTAATTTACCTACGATTCCATCGTTACCAACAGAAGCTGTGCCTACAACAGCTTCGCCCACTATGGCGCTATCTGATGAAATAATATCACCAATACAATTAACAACCAATAGATTTGTTGATTTTCCAAGACATGTTACGGTGAATGTATTGCCGTCTATAACAGTAAGCGAATATAGATTTGGATGCGCACCTTTCGGTTCAAATATAAACTCATTTGGTTGCTTTATATTATTGATATAATAGTAACATGTATAGGTTCGAGTTTCTCCTTGATAAAGTTTGCTAAATTCTGGCTCCACTATCACTTCATTTAGAACTTTAGGTTTTGGCGGATAAATGCCAATATACCTATTCATATTAGCAACACCAAGCTCAAAATCATCGTCTGGTGATTTAGCATCAATATACAGTTCAAACTCTATCAGTGGCACGGAAGAACCCAATGATGTATCGCTGCGCAAATAGTCTTTAATAGATTTTATCTTAAACACTTGATTGTTCAATATAAACCTATCGTTAATATTCATGCCTTGCGTATTGCTGTTATTCTGGGCTGTTATAATTATTGTACCCTGCGGTATTTCCACAGACGTATTATAATAGATATTAGCATACTTGACTGAATATCCAACAATACAAGGTTCTCGTATTATCTTGCCATTGGTATCTATATAGTTCAGTGTATTGTTACACCTACGCACAATAGCTGACTGTGTATTATAATGATAGTTGTCTGTGTTTGTAGTAATCCAAACCGAACCGTTGAACTCATATCTCTCACCCATAGTTCTATGAGAGAACACGTCAAAAAACTTTAAATCTTTAAAGTCGTCTCCAAGATTCAATCCGGTTTTTGGATTTATAGCGTGACAAACCCTACAAACCAAAGGACAAAAATCTAATGTACCAGCGACGATTTCCTGCCCTATTTCATATGTATCACTAGCATACTGATAGGTGTCATTTATTTTATCTTGTAAATTTTGCTCGTAGTATCGTACACTTTCGACATAATTGGTTGGAGTGTTAAATGTAGCCGCTTTTATTCCTCGTAAATCAAGGGCCATATTATCACTCCTTCCAGTTACTTAATATTCTATCCAAGATACTGATTGATTTCAATACACTTCTTCTAACATCAGAATGACAAATGTCATTTAAAAGTAGAGCATTAAGTTTGAATCGTATCTGTTGTATCTCTGAAAAGTCCTCATTTCCACTAAGCTCAAATGTTAGCGACTTCACATATTCTTCAAAGGCGGACATGTCATTTTCATAAATGTACAATACGTTAAAGACTCTATTTACAAGGTCAGCATAATATTTTTTTATCATGGGTATAACCTCTGGATAGCTGCGTCCCACGCATATTTTGTCATACGCTTTGTAACAGTCTCTCTATTTACAACATACCAACTCGACTTTGAAGTAGTGGCAGATGATACCGATGTTAATTTAAAGTCGGTGTCCCCAAGAAGTCTCACTATATCAAGTTTGTCATTCTGGATATACTCCGACCATGCCGCCATAATAAATTCGGCAAGAATGTATTCTTCCATCGGATAGAGATTGACATTCCAGTTACCAACATAATAAATGTTAATTACAATTTCAGAACCCACACATGGAGTAGGCTCAAGAGTCACTGTTGGTGTTCCCTCAGTATGTGTACTACCGACAATAGCCTCTCCAACCACACCACCCGGAATAGCACTATATGTTCCATCTACTTTGTTTCCATCAACTGTATATTCAAAAATACAATCATCTATTAGACTAGCCTCTGGCGCGTCGGTCAATGTAAATTGATTTGTACTACCATCACCTTTGAAAGTCTGTGTATAGAATTTAGGAGGTACTCGGTCGTTTACACGTTTTTGCGCCGGAATCGGATTGGTGAAAAGAGAAATAGCATTCTCTAGGAAGTTATACATAACTTGGCTAAACATAACAGTATCATTGTCTAAAAGATTTTTTAAAGTAGGGTCTTTAAACTCTGTTATGGCTCTTTTATATATAGTGAAATATGATGTTCCGGCCACAAACTGTTCCCCCTTATTATTCTGTATCGTCGCTTAACAAATCAGACATAAATTGTTTCATAAAGCCTTTTGTTTTCTTATTTAAAATCTTGACTTTCTCAAGATTTGAATAACCCGGCATGTTTGCTTCGTAGCGTTTAATCCACGTTTGAGCAAGACGCAGAGCCTGCGGATGTGATAATCCATCAACAATGCGCTTATACTCCGACAAAGGTAACGTTGCGATTTTGGCATACTGCTCAACAGACATTGGAACGTCCATGATATCAAGTCCAAAATCATTTACCATTTCGTCACAATCTTCACCAAGAGTAAACACACCGCGCTCAAACCAATCTCTATAACGTGACGTAATATCCTGCATTTCAGCAAATCTGAAAGTACGTCTCTCGCCAAACTTCGTAAAACGGATTTCGTTGCCGTTTACACGGATTGTTGATGGGAGCATAGGGTTGCATTCACACAGGTGAATTAGAGTACACGGCCTATCCATCTTTGAAACCATAACGCTCTCGCCGCCATGCTGGGAATTGAGTTTATTAACCTGAGCCGTAAGATTTGCTATCATAGCAAGCATATCTTCAACGCTCATTCCAGTGGCTTCTTTTACCGTCTGAGTATCATTAGAAACTTCGTTCTGCGATACAGATTGTTTTTTAGTAGCAGGCATAACCATTCTCCTTTTGTTCCATTTATTCCATTATTATATATATAGGGGACTCAAAAGAGTCCCCTATAACAATTATCACTGGTTAATTACGCGCCAACGCCCGTAATAGCACCATACTTAGAAGCAGCCACGAACGTGCTACCCATTCTAAGCGTAAGGCTCATGCCCATTTCCTTATCAGGAGCTTCCGTCGGAACGATGTCGTGCGTAAACGCGCTACCCTCGAACACGAGCTTGACGGGCTTGTAGCCACCATCTGCGAACAGATAGATTGTAGAATCGGGAATACCAGTCAGCGGAGTGGTGTTGACAGTATTCGGCAGAAGAATCTGCGGAATACGCACAAGGTCAACATCCATGTACGTTGCCAGATGGCCGATACGCGCCCATTCCTCGCCAAGGCCCATCTGCAGGTTAGCGTTTGTCGTACCAGACGGAATGATAGCGCTCAGAGCAGCAAGAGTACCATAAGCACGGATTTTGGCACCGTTGTTAGCGGCACGCAGGATTTCAGCCAGCTTCACGAATGTGTTAGTGGCAAAGCCATTAACGAAGTAGGAAGTACCAGCATTGGCCGCGATGTTGCCACCGATAGCCTGAATAATCATCTGCGTGATATAGGCATTGTAAGAAATACCAACTTTGTACACGAACTCACCAAGGTCAAACAAACCAGCGGCAACCTGATACCAGTCAACAGCAACAGTGATGTTGTAGGGTTCCGGGTTGACAGTGATTTCATCATTGTAAGTTCTCTGAACAGAACCGTTGAGGATACCCTCAGCCAGTCGAGTCACAAAGAACGTATCATTGGAATTAACCTTGAAGCGAGCCGTATCGCCCCAACCGATGTTAGAAACATCAGCCATGTCCATAAAGGACGTAGAAATCATAGCGGGAACAACCGGGGTCATAATCTGCGCAAGCACAGCCGCGAAAGTCTCTTTGAACACACGGTTATTATGAACGTTGGGGTTGGCAACATCTTTCAGAGTGAAGTTTTCTGTGTTGATTCCGCCAGCGCGTTTCGCACTGTATTTCGCAATTTTCTCAACAACCATGTCATTGAGTTCCTTGCGGTTGTCAATGGATGTATCATTGATAGAAGCAAAGAGGTCTTTCTTTGTTTCTTTTACGCGGTCGGCCATATACTGTTTAGCAACCTTAAATCCGCCTTCAACAAGAGACTTCTGCTCCTCGTCGAGCATAGAGAAGTTCTTGCCAGCAGTATCTAAAGTATAGAACTGTCTAACATTAGCCATAATTCTATTACCTCTCTTTCCTTTCCTTTAATTAGTTAGCCATGATGCACAGCATGTAAGCCTGTACACCATTGTCCGTAAGTTTACCGTCAACGCCCTGAGACACAATATACTTGCTAATAACCTTAGCATAGCATCCAGCAGTAGACGGAGCGTCAGCCGCAGGCACCCACTTACCAGCAGTGCCAACAGTGGCATACTGACCAACTGTCAGAGCAGCAGTGCAGTTTTCCTCACCAGTAGCAAATGTGTCGTCAACCACGAACTTACGGAAACGCACGGGCACGCCAGCCTCGGCGGTCAGGCCGATTGTCTTGAAGCCCATACGATAAGCCACACCAGCGCCAGTAGCCATCGGAACAGTGGGCAGGTCGATAACACCAACACCTACTGCTGTGGCCGCCGCAGGAGCAGTCGCAATACGGGTATTGAAATCCGCAGGAGCAGAAGCCGCCGCATTAGCAGCAGTAAAAGCGTTAAGATAAACGGGGTCCTGTGTGAAATCGCCAAGAACGGCAAGCTCGCCATCGAAGCAAGCGGCGTTTTCATCATCGGCTTGGAACAGAACAGTCTGCAGCTTTGTCGCAACATACTGAGATTCCATTCTCACAGGCTGAAAAAAGTTTTTATTAGCCATAGTTAGTTTTCCTCCTTAAATTTTTGCAAGTTTGTCTAACAAGTCATTCTTTTTAGACACGCTTGGTTCGGTTTTCTTATTAAGACCAAAAGAAAGTTTGGTGTCCTTTTTAGACATCTCTTTCTTTCCTTCTTTTTCGGCAAGGTACTTCTTATAAGCAACTTCTTTGGCGAACTCCTCCACACTAGAGAACTTGCCCTCGTCGCGCATCTTTACAAGTTCCTCGTGGGTCTTTTCGTCCATATCGGCATCTTCATCAGAAAGAATAGCATCAGTATCTTCCTTGAACTGTTTCATGCGAATGTCTTTCAGCTCATTTTCAGCAGCTTCACAACGCTTTTCCATCTCGCATTTCTCAGCTTCAAGAGCTTCGATTCTCTTAGCCATTTCTTCCTTATCCGCATCTTCTTTATCGTCGCCGTCGTCGCCGTCTTTATCTTCCTTGTCGTCCTCTTTATCATCTTCATCCTCGTCGTCATCATAGGTGTGTTTATCAC